GTAGGATAAAATTTGTATGGAAAGGTGAGTGGGCTACTGCTACCGTTTATATTAAAGATGATGTTATTAAATATGGGGGTAAAACCTATATGTGTGTGTTAGGGCACACAGCATCAAGTGATTTTAATACAGATTTAAATCTAATACCTACAAGATGGAATCTCATGGCAGATGGCCAAAGATGGAGGGGTGATTGGGCCTCTAGCACTATCTACGAAAAAGGTGACCTAGTAAAATACGGCGGTAACGTTTATCTTGCCATAACTTATCATACATCTGCATCCGTTATATCATCTGGACTAGAAGCAGATGCAAATAAATGGGAATTATTTGCAGAAGGTTTTGATTGGAAGAATGATTGGACTGTAGCAACTCGTTATAAAGTTAATGATATTGTTAAGTATGGTGGAATTAATTATATTTGTATCACCCAACACACTTCGGCATTAAGCGAGAGCCAAGGTTTAGAAAATGACCAAAGTAAATGGCAAGTATTTAATACTGGGATAGAATTCAAAGGAAATTGGTCAAATTCAATTCGTTATAAATTGAATGATGTTGTAAAATTTGGTGCAGGAACTTGGATTTGTATAACTTATCACACATCGACAACAACTTTTTCAGCTGATTCAGCCTATTGGAACCAATTTATAGAAGGTTTAGAGTATGAATCTAACTGGAGTGGAGCTACGGCATATCAACCAGGCGATATTGTTAAGTATGGTGGAAATCAATATGTTTCAAAAACACAGAATACGAACAGTAACCCAGTAACAGGAACAAGTAATTGGGATTTATTTAGTGAAGGTTTAGATTATAAATCTAATTGGGATATTTCTACAACATATCTTATAGGAGAAATGGTTAGAGTAAACGGATATAACTATGTAGCCAACCTAGATAGTCCGTCTTATTCTGTTACTGTAACTGCATCTAGCTCTGTAACTGATACATTTTCAACTGCTTCGACCAACAATATGACACTAGGAATGGCCATTCAGTTTTCTGGAACAACATTTGGTAATGTTTTTACTGGTGCTACTTATTATATTGCAGAAATTTCTGGTGCAACTACATTTAAGATTACAGACGTGTTAGGAGGATCGTTTTTTAATCCTACAACTGCAACAGGGACAATGACAGCTAATTTTGCCATAAAGCCACCTAATGTTACAACATGGACTTTATTAAGTAACGGTATAAATTGGAGAGGATATTGGACTGATGATACAGAGTATGTTCTTGGTGATGCAGTAAGATATCTTAATAATTCTTATATTTGTAAGCTTGCTCATAGATCAGAAGGCGACGATGGGTCTACATTATCTGCGACAGGCGGAGGACAATCCTTAAGTAGACCAGATCAAGATATTTCAGGAACTTATTGGAACGTATTAAGCGTAGGGTCGGAGACTGCTACACTTCAAGAACTAGGCGACTTAGTTTACTACGATGGAGCTGGTCCAGCTAGACTACCTATAGGCACAGAAGGTCAAATACTACGTGTTAGTTCTGATTTAAAACCAGAATGGGTTACATGGGGAGTAACAGATAGAGTTTATTGGGTAGGAAATCATGGTATAGACGCACCATGGCCAACTCAAGGAGCTACATTTGACAAACCATGGAAATCAATAAGATATGCCTGTATGGAAATTGAAAAAGGTGCTAGATATCCTCAAGCCAAACGACTCCTTGAAATGAACAGATTGTTTATTCAAAGAGAAACTACTCAATGGATCAATTATCAAATTGTCAACTCTATTGCACCATTTGCTTCTAGCTTTAAATATAGAGAAGATCGTTGTGAAAGAGATATTGGATGGGTAATAGATGCGCTTGCTTATGACCTAGGCCACGGAGGTAATGTAAGAACTAGAGGCGCAGCATTAGCCTATGTAAATGCTCTCACTGAGGATGAACAAAGCGGAACAGGAATATACACTAAATTAAGTGCTGAAAGTGATGAAGATATTGCTGCTTACAATTACATGTTAACACTAATTGGTAAGTGTTTAGCAAATGAAGCTCCTACAATTGCTTATCAAAATGTTTCAGAAGATTCAACAAATATTATACCTCAGTGGTTTGATGCAAATCTTACATCAGAGCCTGGTGCCTTAACTGAAATAACCAGTCTTGTAGGCATTGTAACAACTGCTTTATCTGACAAAACAGCGGCTAATATACCAGCAAGATACGCAGCATTTAACACTATTCATGTCCTTACAGGGCAATATAGAGAAGTATTGCCTATTATAGTTCCAGAAAGCACAGTGGTTTTAGGAGACGAAGTTAGATCTACTAATGCAGGACCAATCGGCAGTATTATTGATAAAACAGATGTAAAATTTAGTGTAAGTAGTCTTGGAAGATTAGAAAGTATTGCAGGAGATATAGTAACAGGGACAGCGGTAACTAGAAGTCAAAGTAACATGACGGATCAAATTATACAAGTTCCTGTAGCACAAGCTGCACAAAGAACTTTAACATCTGGACTTGTAAGAATGATGCAACATAGAGTTGATTTTCTTACAGCTCAAACAAATATGATCAATTATACTTTACCTACTGGCTATGGCACAACATATCTAGCAGGATACCATCATGCTAGAACATTAGTTAAAGAAAACAAAGATTTTATTAAAGAAGAAATAGGGGCATACATAGATTTTACATTCTCCGGTGTTCAATATTCGAGAACAAAATGTAAGCGTGATGTAGGATATGTAGTTGACGCTTTAATCTATGATCTAACCTACGGAGGAAAAACACAATCATTAAATGCTGCTCTAGCCTATTTTGATGGTCCGGGATCTAATTTAGTTACAGATAGTAGCGAAGCGCTAGCCAATATTGCTGCCTACGAAAGAATGAAAGTTATCCTTGGACAGATCGTTGCTAATACTTTAGTTACAAAAACTACAGGCAATACTGCTATACAATTTAGAGATTCGGTTAATTTTAATAACGGATCTACAGCAGTAACATTTATTAATAGCTGCATGGATCTTTTAATAGACATGTTAGAAGGTGGAAACACAAATTCAAGACCTTCGATTACTGTTACTACAATCACTTCTGGAAATACTTTGACATCCAACGGGAGCCACGGATTAGCAACTGGTGATGTATTATATGCAGTGGCAACGTCTTTAAACGGAATAATTGAAGGAAAGAAATACTTTGTTTTGCCTACAGGATTAAACGCTACAAGTTTTCAACTAAGCTTATCTTTAAATGGATCGACGATAACTTTAGTCAACGGAACAGGACTTTCTATTAATTTCCAAACAGAATCACGACCACCTTTGACTAATGGAGTAACAACTACTACAGCTTTAGTCAATGCATTCAATTCATTAAGCTTTGTAGTTCCGCAAATTCAAATAGACACGATAGATTACATTAATAGTAACTATGGTAATTTTACCTATAACAGTGCTCTTTGTAGACGTGATATTGGATTTTTAATTGATGCAGGCTACTATGACTCTGCTTTTGGATCTAACTATTGGGCTATTCAAAATGGGCTTTCATATCTAAGACTACAAGCAAATGTTGTTACAACATATCAAATAGATCAAGAGCTAGCTTCAATAGCCTATATAAAACAACAACTAGCGTCTACGTTGACTGGTAGTTCTACTGCTGTGACTAGAAGTAATGCTTGCTATGATGAAATTATAGATATTATTAGCAACGGAACTACAGCCGCAGATTCTATCGTATGGACTGACCCTGGCGTAGACTCAAATAAATTATATGCGAGAGAACAACTTCAAACTAACAGAACATTTATCATTAATACCTTAACTACATGGCTTATTGTTAACTATAATACTGTTTGGGCAGGCTTAGGAGCTACTGGCCAAGCTAAATGTCAACGAGACATTGGATATTCAATAGATGCTTTTAGTTATGATGTGCAATATGGAGGAAACCTTGCAACAAGAAATGTTATAAGATCTTTGTTTAATCAAATAACTGGCGACTCAGTTTATCCTGATTCACAACAAAAAACTGCCAGCGCTGCAATGTATACTCAGTTAGGCAGTGTTTGTGGACAAGTTGTAAGAGAATTATACTCCGGACAAGATACGAGTGGTAATGCTGCAACAGCTACCGAGCAAACACAGATTACTACTCTAGCAGGATATATCAACATTGCTATTGTAGCAGATGATCCATCATCCTTACCAGGAGAAAGTCTACCTTTAATAACATGGGCAGCTTCTGATATTCAAACTGCATTGAATTTACTTCGTTTAGAAAAAGAAGGAATAACATCTGATACACTTCAGTATATTACAGATACTTTCAATGATTTCAAATACAACCAGTCTAAATGTAGTAGAGATCTAGCAATAATCTTAGACGCAGTTGGTTATGATTTTTGTTTTAACACTAATCATCAGACAATTAAAGCTGCATATTCATATTTAAGATCCAGTGCAAGTGAAGTCTTTAGTCTCAATCAGAAAACAGTTACAAGAGAAGCCTTAACTTTTGCTAAAAATATAGCTTTAAATAATTTAAATTCTAATACTACAGCACAAACAAGATTGACTTCTTTAATGCAGACATTAGATGATATTTTATTCTCAGCTACTTCTGAAGGTATAACATGCAGTCAAGCCGAAGCCAATACTGACTACGCTATTCATTTATTAGAATTAAACAAACAGTTCATTATAGATGAAATAAGAGCTTATAATCAAAGTGCATTTAGCAGTGTGGTTACATTGACTACAACTTCAACACTAACCTGTGCTTCAACAAATTGGATGCAAAGAAATACAGCAATTAGATTTACCGGAGTTTTATTTGGAGGACTAAATTTAACTACAACTTACTACGTTCAGAATATAATTAATTCTACTACATTTACTGTAGCACTTACTAAAGATGCTTCAAGTCCGTTGGGTCTCACTGGAGGATCTGGATCTATGGTAGTAGCTATGGAATACGACGAAGAATTATGTTTAAGAGATGTAGTTTCTTATGTAGATGCCTTAAAATATGACCTAAGATTTACAGGAAATTATAAGTCTTTATTAGCAGCTAGATATTATTCTAATGCTGTTATTGGAAGCTTAGAAGAAGACATGTATTATCTGCGTAATGCTACTGGTATACGTAATCAAACTTTAGAAGGTTTAACAGGTGATTTACTAGCACCTAATGCTTATGGAACAAGCAGAGTCAGTGCAGGAGCCTACTGTTCACTAGATCCAGGGTATGGACCAGACGATTATCATGTTTGGATAGTAAGTAGAAGCCCATACATTCAGAACGTTGCAACTTTTGGTTATGCTGCAATAGGTCAAAAGGTAGACGGTGCTCTGCACAATGGTGGTAATAAATCTTTAACCTCTAATGACTTTACACAAATTATAAGTGATGGTATAGGAGCTTGGATTACTAATAATGCTAGAGCTGAATTGGTATCAGTGTTTACATACTATTCACATGTAGGATATCTGTCAGAAAACGGAGGGCGAATAAGAGGAACTAATGGAAACAATTCCTATGGTGATTTTGGCAGTGTGGCAGAAGGATTTGACGAAACAGAAACTCCTATTTTCGCAGAAGTAAACAATAAAGGATACACTGCCGAAGTAGGATCAGTATTAGGTGATGGAACAAATAAACTGTTTACAGTTGAGTATTCTAATGCAGGATCAGACTATACATTCGCTACATGGGCATTTGGCGGAACAGGATCAGGTTTAAGCGTTGAACAAGACGAATTTAGAGATAATGGTGTATATCAAGTTAGATTAACTGATTTAGTGGATGATAGCACAGATGCACCTGAAGCTTCCGGAAATTTTGGAGGATTTGGATACTTAACCAATAGTAATGTTTCTCAGTCAGGAACAACAACATCTATTAAAATTGCAGCAGTTGATGCAGAGGTAGCAGCAGCTTATGTAGGTATGAGAATTGTTATTACTTCAGGTGCAGGTGCAGGACAATATGCTCAAATTACATCTTATAACATTGGAACTAAAGATCTTACAATTATAAAAGAAAGCGACGGAACTGCTGGATTTGATCATTGGGTTCCCGGAACTACTATTGTAGCGCCAGATGCAAGTTCTAGCTATACAATTGAGCCTAGAATAAGTTTTACAGCACCTACTTATACAAGCACAGCGATTACCTTATCAAACGCTGCTGTATACAATGACCTTGCTTGGGCAGAAACTTACAGAGTATTTTATCCTATTACAGGAACAACAAGCGGTGGTGGATCTGGAGCAAGATTCGTAGTAGTTAAAAAAGGTGGAAAATATAGTTCTGTTACATTAATCCCAGGTTATGTTGGCATTAACTATGCTAGATTAGACACAATTACTATTTTAGGATCTAACGTAGGCGGTGTTGATGGAACACATAATATTACTTTAACACTTACATCAGTAAACTCAACTAATGGCAGTATTGTAGAATTCGAAGTTGTTGGTATAGCTCAGTCAGGAAATTATGTTGCTTTACCTAATACGGGGCAAACTGTTATTACTTCTAGTGATGGAACTAGTTGGACTACAAGACCTAATGTTTTACCTTCAAGTTTAACATGGACTGCAATGGCTACAGGTGAAGTCGTTGAAACCAGCCCAGTTCAAGCAGGATCATTCGTTGTTGGTAGAGCTTATAAAATAGCTGCTTTGGCGACCACACAATGGACATTGATTGGGCATCCTGCTCCTACTAACTTACAAGTACGACTAGGGGACTATTTTATTGCTACTGGTTCAGGAACAGGAACGGGCACTGCAACAGCATTTGAAAAACTCACTGTGGCAATAGCCAACGGTAGCAATGCTACAGCCTATAGTAAAGATGGAGGAGTTAGTTGGACAGCAGGACAAAGTCTTACTGGAGCTTCAACTGCTAATAGCGCAATAGCTTATGGTCGATTAACCACTGGGGCAACAAGATGGGTCGTAATTAAGTCAGGTGTAACGCAGACAAGTTGGAGTTCAACTGGTGGAGTAGGAGCATGGCAAACAGGTGGAGCGATGCCCGGGACAGATAATTGGAGCAGTTTAGTATACGGAGCTGGAAAATTTGTAGCAGTGGCAAATGGCTCTAGAAATACTGCCTATAGCACTGACGGCGGCACAACTTGGACTGCTGGAAATCAACTACCTAATGTAGGAACTAACCAATGGGTAAGCATAACTTATGGAAATAATAGATTTGTGGCAGTCACTGCGGATTCAGGAGCAACTGCTGCTTATAGCTTAGATGGAATTACTTGGGTTTCTGCTACTCTAAGTGAAACAGCAAGCTATACAAATGTTACCTATGGTCAAGGTGTGTTTTTAGCTGTGAATGGTACAAATACAGCTTCTAGTTCAGAAGACGGCATCAACTGGACAGACAGAGCGTTAACAAGAGCTAGTGGAACTGGATTTAAAAAAGCAGTTCATGGTAACCCTTCGGGCAATCCAAAGTGGGTCGCAATACCAAGCGCTTCAACTACTGCCAGCTCTAGTGCCAATTTAGGTGCAACAGCTAAAGCAAGATGCTTTGTTCAAGACGAAAAGATTTTTTCAATTCGTATTATAGAACCGGGGTCAAGTTACACATCTGTGCCTACAATGACTATTACAGATCCTAATAATATCTATGAAGCCCCATTTACTGTAAGAGTAGGAAAAGGAGCCTTAGCGCAACCTAGCTTTAAAAATAGAGGTGTTGGATATAATAACGTATTTGCCAATCTCGATCAAGGTGACGGATATGCAGATAATTACCAGTCCGGTAAATTTGTTTCTGTTAGAAGACTTACTGGAACTCCTCAGTCAGGAGCGAACGTAGTATTTTCTAATCTACCTAATAGAACGTATAAGTTAGTTCAAGTATTATCTTTACAAGGAACGAACGATGGTTCTATCAAGGCTTTCCTACAAGTAAGCCCAGATGTAACATTATTTGATTCACCAGAAGACGGCACTGGGGTGATTACTAGAATTAGATACAGTCAAGTTAGACTTACTGGCCATGACTTCTTAGATATAGGAACAGGCAATTTTGTAGAAACTAATTATCCGTTAACTCCTAGCCAGGTTCCTAGCCAAGCGAATGAAACTGTGGATAATAATGGAGGACGAGTTTTCTATACTTCTACTGATCAAGACGGTAACTTTAGAGTAGGGGAATTGTTTACAATTGAACAGGCTACAGGGGTAGCTACTTTAAATGCAGATGCGTTTAATATTGCAGGTCTTTCAGAACTTACACTTGGTGCAGTAACGTTAGGTGGAACTAGTGCTACAATTACTGAATTTAGCACAGACCCATTCTTTACGTCAAATAGTGACAGTGTTGTTCCTACCCAACGAGCTATACGTAGTTATATTGCTGCGCAAATCGGTGGTGGTGGAGCATCAATTAATGTAAATAGTGTAGTAGCAGGTTTTATTGAAATTGCAGGAACAACTATTTCTACAACTACTGGACAGGCAATTACAATGAAGGCGAATTTTAACTTTACAGGCGGAGTTAAAGGATTGCCAGTAGCCTGGAATTACTTCTTAAATAATTAATGGAGATTTAAATGGCAACAGGAAGATTAGGGATACAAGATATTACAAGTGCAAATACATATTACACTCCATATCAAGTTCCAGCCAACACATTTTCTGTGGTAACAGTGAGTATTGCAAATCGCAGTTCAACAAACGTTGCTACAGTGAGACTAGCAATTACAACAAGTATTGCTCCTAGTGCTCCAGGAGATGGAGAATTTTTAGAATACGATTCACAGATTCTTGCGAATGGTGTTCTAGAACGAACAGGATTGGTTTTAGAGTCAGGAAAATATATCAGTGTTAGAGGTGCTGGGACGGGACTTGGCTTAAGTGTAACTATTATGGGCATTGAAACAACTACCGCTTAATAAGGATTAGAAAAATGGGAAGACAGGTAAGCACAGGTGTAGTAGGTAGTGGATCTCCGTTAGGGTCTATCTATGCATCAGGACAAAATACAATCACTACAGCAGTTACTAACCAAGATATTGTCATTGATCCAAACGGGTCAGGAACAGTTCAATTTGTAGGTGGAGTTCAACTACGCACTAATGGTGAACTCAGAGCTTATAATACTGCAAATACGTTTTATACATCTCTAAAATCTCTAGCAGGGCTTACTGCAAATACCACATTTCAACTTCCTAGCACAAATGGATCAAATGGAGCATTTTTGCAGACTGATGGCGCTGGAGTAACTAGTTGGCAAGCGGTTCCTACCGCTGCCTTAACTGTTAGTGATGCAGGATCAAACAGCAATACACATTATGTGTATTTTGGAACAAGCACTCCGACAGAAGGAAGCTTGCCTACTGGTGCTCAATCTACCATGAGAGTAGACTCTGGTTTAACTTTTATTCCTAGTGAAAATAGAATTGTATCTAATATAGGACAGCATCCAACAGTTACAGGAAGTAGTGGGGCAAGCGGCCAGATAACTATAAACGGAACTACGAATGCTACAAAGGCAACAGCCAGCGTTCTTATGACTGATAATGTAACATCAACTAGCACTTCTACAGGAACACTGGTAGTAACAGGTGGAGTTGGTATAAGCGGAGCATTAAACGTAGGTGGTAGTATTGTAATGAATAGCTCAACTGTAGTTACACAAAGTTCATTAGCAACTTTACAGCCAACACTAGGAACTAATGCTATTATAAGAACAAACTCTAACACCATAAATGAAACAATTACTATCCCAGCAGGAACTAATGGTATGAGCAGTGGACCGGTAACTATAGCAAGCGGCCAAACAGTCACAGTTAACGGTGATTGGAGTGTTGTCTAATGAGCACATTGGTAACTGATGAACTTGCTGGAAGACAAGATGGTGATCATCTAATCGCCTTTCCTAACAACAATATTTTATATGTTCCAGGACAGGTTATTCAGTGTGTGTGGACTAAAATGGATAATCATGCTACCTACAATAGTTACAATGATAACAACAGCAGAGATATTGCTGGTCTAAATACTACAATTACTCTTAAACGTGCAAACAGTTTAGTTTACTTACAATGGTGGCTATTTTATGAGTGTCATCATGACATAACATTTCAAGCCAAAAGAAGTGGCACTGTTATAGGTTATAATACAGAAGTAGGTAATGTAAGATGGAGCGGTATAGGTTGTGCAGAATATGAGCATAGTCATGATCAAAGCAGTACTCCTTCCTACACTCATATGGCCTGGGTTGATACTCCAGGAAGTGTCGGCCCTCATGTTTATAGTCTAGGATCTAGAAGCAGCACAGGATCTAATTATGATATACGTGTTAACAGAGCCTGGGGAGCCTTTCAAGACGATCACGAAGGTGGTGTAAGTTTTTGTATGATACAGGAGATAGCTCAATGACAGTTACAGTAGGAGGACTAGCACCCGCAACTGGAAGTCAAACTACTGTCAGTAATGGGCTTATCCAACAAGGAACCATAATACAATGGATACAGGCAAGTACAAGTGTAAGAACTACATACACTGCTCAACCGAGTGGAAATGGAACCGCCATTACTCAACTAAATTTAACCATTACACCACGCAGAGCAGACAGTGTAATTTGGCTTCGTTGGACAACTTTTTATGAAATGCATCACGACTGTGGATTTGTAGTTTTAAGAGACAGTAATTTAATAGGTTATAATACCTATAGAGGAAATGTTCGTTGGTCTAACATACTAACTCCTCTCTATGACAATGATTACAGCACCACTCCGCAACAAAGTACCATAAATTGGTTTGACCCAGCAGGTAACACTTCAGCCAGAACTTATAGTCTAGCAGTTAGAAGCAGCAGCAGCGGTACATTCACATATGCTCTAAATAGATCGTTAAACAGCGCAGGCACAGACGGACAAGAAGTTGGTCATAGTTGGGGTTGGGCAAGGGAGATAGCAGGATGAGTGTTTTAAAAGTAGATAATATAACAGGTCCTGTAAGAGTAGCCTACCCAAACGCAGTCTATGCTCCAGGACACATAGTGCAAGTTCAATATTCTGTAGCCATGGAACGTCATTACTACACAGTGCCCAACAATGATGGAGGTATGAGAGCAGATATATTTGCAGAAGGTATTCACGAAGGCGGTGTTATTGTCAGACCATTGGATGTCAATATTAAACCACGTAGTAGAGATAGTTTTATTTTCATAGAATTTAATGTGTTTTTTGAAGGCAGTCATGATATTGTGTTTACTATACTTAGAGACGGTTCTATGATAGGTGCAGCACAACCTGATCATGAAGTTATAGGCAGATATGGAGCAAGTAAACAACAAGGGATCGGTGTTTCACGCTACGACAACAACTATGATAGTACACCTAGTTACATTCAAGTACCATGGATTGATCGCCCAGGTAAAACAGAGTGGGTAACCTATAGTTTTGCTGTAAAAAGCTCAGGCGCATCCAACCAGAGTTTTACACTAAATTCAACGCTTACAAACTATCAAAATGGTGGCGATGCATATGAACAAGGTGTGAGTTTTGGAATAGCTCAAGAAATCGCCGCATAAATAATAGAAGGAATTAAAAAAACATGTCAGATACCGCTAGCCCAAGTAGAAAAATATTACCAATCGCTGAAGCTCTATATCTACTAGCGCCCAATGCTATTTGGAGCGTAGAAGGAGACAATGTTGATGGTATTAAGTGGGAGTCAGATCCTGCTTTAAGACCTAGTGACGAATCTATTTTAGCAAAAGCTCAAGAATTAATCAACGAAGCTCCTATGAAAGCATTACGTAGAGTAAGAGACGCTAGATTAAGAGAGACGGATTGGGTCACACTTAGAGCCATGAGGACTGGAGAGCCTATTCCTCAAGAATGGAAAGATTATATGCAGGCTCTAGCAGACATCACTAAGAACAGCAATCCACAATTAGTAGCAGGAGAGCTTGTTGGTGTAACATGGCCTGTTAGACCTGATGGCGAAGAAGCAGGTCAAACGAGATTTAGAGTAATTAGATGAGCACAGTAAGAGCAGATAATCTTCAGGCAGTTACAAGTGAAGTTACACTTCCATTGACTGAATTAAGGCAGCGTGTAATAAAAGATTTTCGATCACGTTACACAGGAGGATCTTATATACCTGGAGATGCTTATTCATGGGCATTAGGTATGTTTCAAGATTATGCTCCAGCCTCTGCGTCTAGTAGAATTAGAACAACTATAAGTTTTAGTTACAGCCATGAAAATGGACACGCTATAAGCCATTGGATATTTTATGCTAACGGCACAGAAATTGGTCGTCACAGTATAGCAGGTCAAAGTCCAGAGCATAGACATGTATATGTCTGGGATTTTGCCAGTTGGGGAACAGCTACTGGCAGAATAGGCTATCAAGTAAGACGATACGGTAGCGGTAATCAGCCTAGAATACACGCTACACATCATTGGGATGGTGGTGGAAGTAATCAATCATCCCTTGCTGTAGGTGAAATGACAATTGAGGAATATTTTGCAATACCATGAGCACTTTAATCGTTGACCAATTAACAGTAGATCCTGAGCAAACACAGGTTCCTCTTACCGAACTAGGACATCGCGTAATAAGAAGCTATAGAGCTACTTACACTGGTGGACAGTGGAACCCTACGACCTCATATCAATGGATTCCTGGAATGTTTTATGATTACACTCCTTTGTCTGCAAGTAGCAGAATAAGAACATGTTGTCATATTCCTTATGCACGTAATAGCGGAGTAGCTCATGCAATAAGTCATTGGATATTTTACGCCAATGGTGTAGAGCAGGGTCGCCACAGTATTTCAGGAAATCATCTTGAAGATATGAGCACATACATTTGGGATTTCGCTAGTTGGGGAACCAGTGTAGGTCGTATAGGATATCAGCAACGCTCGTATGGTGACGACAATCATGAAGTTCGTGTTTACACAACACAATACTGGGACGGCGGTGGTAGCGCTCAAAATTGCTATGGCCAGTTAGTCATAGAAGAATATCTACCAGGAGTATAAATGGGAGCCCTTACAGTAGAAAACTTGCGAGATGTTAGCGGAACAGTTACTATTCCAGTAAGAGATCTTAAACAACGAGTAATACAATACTATCAAGCTGTTTATACCGGAGGAGAGTGGAACCCAGATAATACGTTTAACTGGATTCCAGGTGCGTTCTATGATTTTACTCCAAGAAGAGCAGACAGCAGGATAAAATATACTATGAGATTACCTATTGCATGGGTAGCATCAAGTCATGCAATAAGTCATATGTATTTTTACGCCAATAGCATTTTATATTATTACTGGAGTGAAAGCGGAACTCATATAGAAAATGGTAGAACTTTTCAATTTGAAGTTCCTAGTTGGGGGACCAACCAGGCTAGAATAGGAATGCAGCATAGATCCTATAGCAATGATAATCATGAAGTAAGAATGTATACAACTTACTACTGGGACGGCACAGGACGTAGTGCTCAGAATGCTAGAGGGCATTTAATGATAGAGGAACTACTTTACTAATGGGAACACTTAGATTAGATGCAATAAGCAATAGACTAGGCACAATAACCGTGCCCTTAACAGAACTTACTGCTAGAGTAATTCAGCGCTATGAGAATACCTATACAGGAGGAGAGTGGAACCCAGATAATACTAGCAACTGGGTTCCTGGAGGTTTCGTAGATTTTACACCAAGAAGCGCCCAGTCAAGAATACATTTCTTATGGAGAATTCCTCACGCTTGGTCAAATGCTACCCATGCTATTAGCCATTGGAGATTTTTTGTCGCAGGAATTTGTTACTATTGGCATAGTCAGTCAGGTGTTCATATAGAAGACGGTAATATTATTCAATGGGATGTGCCTAGCTGGGGAACAAGTTCAGGAAGAATAGGTTACCAAGTTAGATCCTATAGCAATGATAATCATGAAACAAGATTATATACAACGTATTACTGGGACGGCACAGGACGTAGCGCTCAAAATGCTAGAGGGCAATTAATAGTTGAAGAATATTTAGGAGTGGGAGAACCAACAGGAGTTGGTGCTGCTTCAAGACAAACAATTACAGCAAGGTAAATAAAGAAACAAGGAGATAACAATGTCTAATGATGTTGATTTTGGTGAGGTTATGCACAAGTTCTATGCAGGACGTCTATATGGAGTAAGAGGTCCTTTATACGACGATATTACGTGGATGGAAACAACCCCAAAACCTACTAGAGAAGAATTAATTGCCAAATGGGAAACTATTAAGGACGATGTTGCACTAAGACGTGTTCATGAACAACGTGCAATGCCAGGAAAATATCCTAGTAGGGACGATATGATTGTAGCTCTATGGGAAATGGTAGTAGAAAATCGCCCAGAAAAAGCCGCAGCACTACAGTCACGTAGAGAAGCAATTAAACAAGAATTTCCTAAGCCATAAACATGACCGGAACTCTTTTAGTTAATACCATCCGCAATTCTGCGAATTCAGTGAATCTTTCTACGACAAATCTAAATCGTAGGCTGATACAACGAACTTATAGATGGTTCAGGGGAGGTGCTTGGAATCCAGGCAACACCTACTACGAAGTTCCTGGTAGTTGGTTAAGTATAACACCAGTCTATAGTAATAGTTATTTAACTTATACTTGGATGTGTCCATTAGGCCACAGAGGTGCTGCACATTCTATAACACATTGGATTTTTATGGCCAACGGGCAAGAATATGCAAGGCATAGTGTTAGTGTAGATCATCAAGAATCGGGAGTAATCCGTCGTTGGGAAGTTCCCAGCTGGGGTGCAGGAAAAGCAGCAGGTATGGGATACATAACAAGACAATACACTGATAGTAATCATAGTGTGCATTGGAATGCTCAAAGATACCAAAACGGCAGTGATAGCACAAGAGGTGTTCCAAGCTGGGTTAGTGTAGAGGAGTATACAGCGGCATGACAGGCATTCTACAAGTAGATAGTGTTACCAATGAATCAGCGTCATTTGGAATAACTACCGATTATTTCAAAAGAAGATTAATTCAAAGAACAAATTATATTCATAGAACCGGATGGTGGAGAGCAAACAATGCCTACTATTGGGTTCCAGGAGCTTATATGGATTTTAGGCCTATGCGAGGAGACACTCGCATTCGTGTAAGTTATAATATTCATACAAGACAATATGGACCAAGTCAGCATATGATTATGCACTATATTTTTTATGTAGACGAGGTTGAGTATGGCAGATTTACCAGAGGCGGCCATCATGTAGAAAATACAAATACTATTCAATTTGATGTGCCTAGTTGGGATGCATATGCTTATGCTAGGATTGGATTTAAGTGCAGATCTTATTCAGAAGGTAATCATAATGCGCATTTATGGCATACTCAATATTGGGATGGTGGCGGCAATTCATATGACACTCCAGGACAAATGATAGTCGAGGAATACGTTCCTGTGTAATCATATCTAACTGAATAGTCTACGATTTTTTACTATATAAAGTAAAAGGGCATAGATGAATCATTCAGAAACATTGTCAATTATACTAAGCAAAGACCAGAATATATTGCATTTTAGCCATAATGAAGAACGCTTAGACAACTATCAGGAGTTTAAAAATTATAAAACAATTGGAATGGATGACAATTCCGATATTAAAATTTCTCCTAACAAACCTATAAATCAAGAATTACTACAAGGGTTTGACCTAATTGTATTTTCAGCCTATTTAGAAATTATAGACAATCCTTTAGAATTAATTGAACAAGTTAAAAACTTTTCAGAAACTATTTGTATATATGAATACAAGTATGATTTAATGTCTAATTGTAGCACAGAATGGAAAAAACATTGGAGTCAAATCGGGCTTACTTGGAATCTAACTCAAAAATTTGATCTTATCAACGAGTTATATTTTGAAGAAGCCACACTACATACTTGTAAAATTCCTTATAATCAGAACGAAAATCAAAAAAAGGAATTAGAAAATGTTGCTCAATAATATTGCTATTGTAGGCGGAGGAACAGCAGGATTAATTACTGCTATAATTTTACGAAAAACTTGGCCTAATTTAAAAATAGATATCATAGAATCTGATAATATAGGTATAGTTGGAGTAGGAGAAGGTTCAACTGAGCATTGGCGCAATTTTATTTCAGATTGTAATATAAAATTAGTTGATCTTGTTAAAGAAACAGATTGCACATTTAAATATGGTATTAACTTTTCCAACTGGCTAGGTGATGGCACAAATTATATTCATAATGTCAGTAGCAATATGAGTATAGAAAGCCAAACACACAGTAAAATAATGTATGCCTATCCAATTAGCGAAGGCTTAGATGCTAAAAGTCTTGTAATGGATTATGTTGAAAAAAGCCTACATATAGAGCCATACTGGGGTGTAAATCAATTTCATTTCAATACCTTTAAATTGAATACATTTTTACACAAAATTTGTGAAGAAAGAAATATAGGTATAGTTAAAGCAGACATTGATAGCGTTCATTTAACTGAAAACGGAGCAATAGACTACCTTAAAGATAAACAAGGAGTTGTTCATAACTATGAGTTTTATGTTGACAGCACAGGATTTCATAGGCTATTGCTACACAAAACTATGGGCGTTCCTTGGAGGAGTTATCAAAAATATCTTCCAATGAATTCTGCCATTGCGTTTCCGACCGAACGACAAGAAGATATTCCAAGTTGGACTTTAAGTAGAGCAATGGACAGTGGATGGCTATGGAGAATTCCTACACAGGAACGTTTTGGCAACGGCTATGTTTTTAATGATAGTTTTATGGATTTTGAAACTGCTAAGAAAGAAGTTGAAAAGTTATACGGATACGAAGTTAATATTGCCAAGCAGATTAAATTCGATGCAGGATGTTTAGAAACATCCTGGGTTAAAAATTGCTGTGCCATAGGACTAAGTTGCAGTTTCGTTGAACCTTTAGAAGCAAGTAGTATAGGATCTAGTATTCAACAAGCCTATTATTTAACCACAGCCTTAAGCAGTTATATTCCAGGATCAGATATAGACTTGGCACAGAGAACTTTTAACAGATTGTCAGATGAATTACTAGAAAATATTGTAGAGTTTGTTCAACTACACTACATAACTTCAAGACAAGATACTGATTTCTGGAAAAGTATTCAGGAACTTCCTAAATTTCCATCGTTAGAAGAAAAATTAGAAATATGGCGACATAAATTTCCAGGTATAGGTGAGTTTCAAAATAGAACTGTAATGTTTAAAGAATCTAATTATATTCTAGTATTACACGGTTTAGGATTAATTTCAAAAGATATCGCTCAAAAAGAAATGTTAAAACAGCCCAAACATGTGCAAGAAAGTGTGCCCTTTAATTATAATAGGATGCGTAACGACATGCAGGAAAAAATTAAAAATAGCCAGGCAGTTTCCCATAGACAAGCGTTACAATGGCTAGCAGATAATCCGGAGTCCTAATGAGTCACTTAACAAGACAAGGTAATAGTTGGATAATTATCACTCACGTTTCAGATATATCTGATGCTAAAACTATGCTAGAAACTGTAAACAAAGAAAATTATGCCGACTATACCAGCGCTAAAGGCATAAATTCTAAACAACATTATATAATCCCTCCTTCTTGGATGCCTAGCAAAGACCATAACTTTCCCGATAACTGGGACACAATCTCAGCTAAGTATGCCTTGATTGCGCAAAAAGAATTAGTGCATTATGGAATTATGCCTTTGAATTGGAAGAAATTATATGCTCGTAGTGCTTGGACAGTAAAAGGAGAAGAAGGAAGTTATCATACTATTCATGAACACGGACCAAACTCAGTAAGCACTATTTTATATACTACTGTTCCTCCCAAAGGCGAAGACGATATTCCTTACACTAATGGGTCAACATACTTTGTAATGGACGGCAGTGCCTATAATGACTTATCTATCCCTGCTTGTAGAGTCATGCATGTTACGCCTAAAGAAGGTATGCTGGTAATTTTTCCTAGTTATATACTGCACGGAGTTTATCCCCAAGGACCAGGTCTACGACAGACTTTAAACATCGATTATCACGGAGATCCAAACTTTACTTATGGTCTAGGAACCGGCGGATCTACAAGTTATAATTAATGCGTATAAATTCAATCTGCATAGTCGGTGGAGGAACAAGCGGTTTTCTAACTGCTTGTTATCTTGCTAATAAATTCCCTCAAATCAATCTTACTTTAGTCGAAAGCACCAAAATAGGAACTATAGGAGTAGGGGAAGGCACACAGCCTTACACAACAAAATTTTTAAGAGATTGTGGGCTTGAGCCTAAGGATTGGATGAAGGATTCTGATGCTACCTATAAGTTAGGTGTTGAGTTTGTAGGATGGCAATCAGAATCCTTTTTTGTTGATAACGATAGTACAGTTACTCATGTAGTAGGACCTAATAAACTTTTCCATGATTACTGGATTGGAAAAAATTCTAAAGATTATTTCAATTGGTTGCCTGCATATAGACTTGCTAAAGAAAATAAAAGTCCAAAATTAACTCCTGATTTAGATTTTGTATTAGGTGCCTCGGTAATTCCTTCAGAAGCTGTGCATTTTAATGCTAGTAAAATTATTAACACTCTTAAATCAAAAGTTATAAATCGAATTCACTATATAGATGCAGAAATCTTAGATGTAAAAGTTAATGAACTAGGAATAGAATTTTTAATTTTAGAAAATTATCAAGTTAGTGCAGACCTTTATATAGACTGCACAGGGTTTAAATCTCTACTTATAGAGCAGGCGTTAAACATAAAACATCATAACATAAATGCATTACTTCCTTGCGATAAAGCAATAGCAATGCCAACTAATTATCTTGACCCTACTTCTCAATGTCATCCATACACAAAATCAACTGCTATGTCTAGCGGATGGATTTGGACTATTCCTACTTTTGGTAGAATAGGGAATGGATATGTGTATAGTTCTGATTTTATTAGTAAAGATAATGCAGAATTAGAATTACGAAATTACCTACAAGATTTTAAAACAGATGTTCTTCATATTAATATGAGAACAGGTTATAAAGAAAAAATCTGCGAAAAGAATGTAGTTGCAGTAGGCTTAAGCGGGGGTTTTGTCGAGCCGCTAGAGGCCACTGGTATTACATTTACCACAAAATCTGTAGAAATTTTATGCAATTATCTCGAGTCTTTTGACTTTGTTTATGATGACAACGTTCGCAATAATATCAATCAAGTTTATAATTCATTGTTTAAAGAAATACTTGCTTTTGTGCATTTACATTACAAGACGAACGAAGCGAAAAAAACAGAATTTTGGCAGTATTTCGATGAAGTTCCATTTCCTGAATTTATAAAAGATATAGTAAGAAATTTTGTGCCATACCCACCTGATATATTATTCAAAGAAAATAATTTCAGCATGTTTCATAGCGGACAATGGTTTGAATTATTAACGGCCTGCGGACAATATAAAAAAGTCTCGAACAAACTTAGCAATGACGAAGTTCAGTATTATGAAATACACAAAGAAATGTTTAAGGTAAGAACTGATCTAGAAATCGCAAAATTTCCCAATCATTACGATTACCTTAAACAGATTTACTCTAATTAACCAACCTCTTGAAATTTTTTATATATAGTTCGTCTGATATTTAGAATATTTTCTCTAAATTCTAGAGTATTTGTGCTGATTCTATTAGTAGTTCCTAGATCATTATGACAGTTATCCAGAAGTCTAACCTGCTTTATTAAATTTCCTAATAAAACTTCTATTTCTTTTTTTACGAGTTCATTTTCAACTAAGGATAATCTTGAATACCATTCAGATATTTCAGTTTGAAATTTTTCACTTTTTTCGATAGATAACATTTAAAAGTCCTATAATATTTCGATAATATCAATCATAGTTTGTATTTTAGATTGAAAAATTTTATTTTTTAAGCTTAATTCTAAAGCATTATGTAAAGGCTTAGGAAGCATTTTTAAATCAAACCATCCATAAGCAGCATGTTCATCGCTTAATACGGGAATAAATTCTTGATCTACTACACAAAAATATGTGCTAAATTTGAATAAATTATCATTAGATACAAATTTTTCCAGTGGAACAATTTTTATTATGTCAGGCAAAAAAGATAATTCCTCGGTAATTTCTCTAGTTAAACCCTGAAAAGTATTTTCAGTTAAATGGTGTGTCCCACCAATTAGTCCCCAACGACCGGTATGTTTACCTCTAGATTTTTGTAAAAGAATAACTCTTTTCGTGCTCTTGGCACATATTATAGCTCCTGAACAAATTATAGCTTTATAATTGCAATCGCCATTTTCCTCTATCATAATCACCTTCAAAGCTTTTTACCCAACTTATTCCGTTCCATTTGTATTGAGTATTAGTATAGTAATTAGTTTGATAGATTATGGTATCTGTTCGAACTTGAGCATCAAACACTACACGCCATTCTGATCCAGTCCACATAACAATATCATTTGCATAGGCTATAGGATCTGACCCGTCACTATTTTTCCAAGCATCAGGGCCATCCTCGTTAAAATTTAAAATATAAGTTACAGTGCTATTTTTTGGTATTGCAGTTAGTGTTTTTATATAACAAATTCCGTTTACATTATCGAGAGTGTGTGAAACAATACTACCGTCAACTAAAAGCACTGAATCGTTAACTTTAGAAAAATCTTCTCCTGTATTAATTGACTTAGACGATCTTAAAGGAATAAATGTTTCTCTCACACCTCCCCCTAGGTTATCAACTATTAGACATCTTAATCCTGTTTGAATGATTTGATCTGTAGTTTCTCCATTAGGACGTTTGGGATTAAAAGTTAAAGGACTGACAATAGCATCAAAAGTTCCTCTTCCTGTAGCACTATTGTAGCCTAAATCTATACCGTCGATTTTCCCGTCATTATCAATGTAATTATTGCTATGATAAGAGTCTACATCCCAAACTACACTCATTAAACACGGGTCTAAAGGATTTAAAGACAATGTTCCAATAATTACAGATCCATCGCTTTGTATTAAAAATAGTTTACTTAACCCTGATTTAAATTCTCCAGGCATTTGTTTTAGTAAAGTATCCCACGGTAAATTATTGCCTTCCCCTTTTACCTTACTAAACATGCGTATTCCGTCAGATGCTACACTAATTTCAAAATTACCTATAGTCGTTGTTGTTTGAAATTCTAAGTCTCCCATACCTATTTCATAAGCTTGCGGATCATTTCCTAGTCCATCAATATAGTTCCCGATTCCAGGTAGAGTGCTAGTATACAAACTATTAATTATTCTTGTCACAACACCTAGCTTTTTAACTTTAACAGGAGGACTTAACCAAGTAGGTGTTTTTAATGTAATACTAGCTATGTCAATCGAGCTATTAGTTCCTACTGGAACTGTTCTTGAACTAAAATTTACATCTTCTAGCTCTACTACACTTAAGCTAGTCCAATCTATATAATTATCAGTAGTTTGTATTTCTAAGCTCGGATTAAATAAGACCAAAATCTGTTCTAATATTTGTAATTTCTGATCAGTATTACTACTCCAAATATCTACTTTTACAGTTAAGTCAAATGGCGTAGGCATCATACGTTCAATGGAATATTGCTTACCCTGTTCACTAGTATAGAATTCATTGCCTTCTGAGTCAGTTTCAATTGCTCTTTCTCTTATGTGAATTTTACTAATAAAAGTTGGCTCTTGTATCCTATTCCTATTTAGGTCAAATTCTGTAATATATATTGACATTCGAGGCACTGAAGGAATAGTGTTTTCGCTATTTTGATTAATAATATTAGCAACTTGTCTATCAATATCTCCATACATTACAGGAACTCTTACTAAGGTTCCATCTCCGTATTTCACTACAAAGTTACTTAATAATCTTACTATTTGAGTAAGATATCTTCTAATTTGTCCATCATAAAAATGCTGCATTAAAGATCTGCCTTAGGTTTTAAAGCTTTACTGATAGGTTGGCGTTCTTCAACCATGTCTCCGTTTATTTCAGCTACATTATTATTATTGATAAAGCTAGACTTTCTTGTCTTTCTTGTATCTGTATTTGTTAAAGTATGTCTAACGTTATCTTCTCGTTTGACCCAACGTTTACCACTGTATCTAAATAATCTGTTTGGACTATAATCTGTTCTCAAAAAATAATCTCCTTCAATTGCTCCTTGCGGAAATCCAGTGCCAAAACCAAACTGCACACCATTGTCAGGGATACCGTCACCTAACATGTAGCCTGCATATCCAGTTCTTATAGGTCTTTCTAATATTCTACTAGCATCATAGCCTGTGCTGCTAGCATCTGGAGGAGAACTAGTATCGTCTACGGAGATTAAGGCAGGTTTTCCTTCATCATTAACGGCTAGTGTATATAATTGCCTTGTTTCATATCCACTTTTTGGTGTATTTTCTTCTGCTTGGGCTATTATAGCATCATTAATTTCTAATGATTTATTACCAGTGGATAGAATATCTTTTATGCTAGATTCAGTATAAGGAGCAAAATAGGATGTGTCAGGGGGAGCTACTCCTGTAATCGAAGATAAAACAGTATATAGATTTCCTTGATATCTTACTATTTGTCCTTGAGTATAGCTAGTAGTTGAAGAATATTCTCCTACGAAGTTTGAGTCTTTGTCGGTAGGTTTATTAAGAATATCTGCAAATAATTGACTATCTGTAATTTTCTTTAATTTTAATCTATAAAGATGGGGATACCATGTTCTGCTGAATCCTTCGCTAGCTCTTCCTACATCTTCTACTACATAAAATCTAGGTAAACCAACATCAGCTGAATTAAGAGCAAACTCGTCTAATAAATGTGGAATTTCAATAACGTCTCCGCTAAGAGGTTTTCTTCCTATTAATGTAACTGTATCATTTATATGAACAGTAATAGTTAGAGTATCATTATCTAGCCATAACCCAAATTGGCTAAGATTAAAGTCTATATCGGCTACATTATATATTCCCCTTAGTATATAAACACTTGAATCGTATTTTCTATCACGATTTTCTAATAACAATAAATCTTGAATGTTAGTTTCGCTCTGTGTTAGATAATGAGGTTGTTCAGAAGTTGATTCTGCTACCGATGTGTTAATAGGCCCTATATACTTATGGAAAAATAGGTCTGTCCCTCCTACCTGAAACATCTCGGAAATATTCTTATCTATAAATTTATAATCGTTGCCCTTTTCAGGACGGTATAGTGATAAACGTGGCATAGTAATATATTTATGGTAAATATTAATGGAGAATTATATGAACGACAATCCTCAAGAGGAACGCCAAAAAGTCTACGACTATTGCCGAACCATGTTAGGCGACGGTATGATTGACGTGGAACTCGATCCTGCTCATTATGAAACTGCGCTAAACAGAACTTTATCTAAATTTAGACAAAGAAGCAGCAATAGTGTGGAAGAAAGTTATGTTTTTTTAACTTTAGAAAAAGACAAGAATGATTACAGGCTGGACGATCAGATTATTAATGTTCAAAGCTGTTTTAGAAGGACATTAGGTAGTCGAACAGGAGGAGGAACAGGGACTAATTTCGAACCTTTTAATTTAGCATACACAAATACATATCTATTGAATAGCACTATGCTAGGCGGAATAGCTACTTATTATATGTTTGCTAGTTATCAAGAAATGATAGGTAAAATATTTGGTAGTTATATAGAGTTTCAATGGATACAACATAGTAGGACATTCAGAGTTTTACAGCGACCTTTTACAGAAGGTGAAGTATTAATGCTAAGAGTTCAGAACTTTAAGCCTGACTTTGTAATAATTAATGATTTATATGCACGACAATGGATTCTAGATTATACCTTGGCTAATTGCAAAATTATTCTAGGAGAAGCACGCAGTAAGTTTGCTAATATTGCAGGACCGCAAGGTGGAGGACAACTCAACGGCGGAGATCTTAAAACACAAGGAACTGCTGAAATAGAAAAATTAGAAAAAGAACTTTTCGATTTAATTCCTGGTGGAACTGGCTATACTTTTATCATAGGATAGTTATGAAAATTTTTGAAATTTTAACAGAAAAAGCAGAGAAAAAATTAGGTAAAAATATTAAACAATCCGGAAGTCATGCCAAGCAGTATACAGGCATTGATCAATATTACGGAATGTATAGATTTGGAATAGCAATGGCAGGTGCTCCAGACAAACCCATTAATAAAGAAGGCCCAGCTAAAGATGTTCCCGCAGTTTGGATGTATAGCAAAGGCGAAGAAGATATAGTTAATAAGGCACAAAAAAATCAAGGCATAAAAGGAAAAACTCTTGTGGGCAAAGGTCCTAGTCAAGAGCTCAAAACTACAAATACTAAAAGCATAGTTTCTACACCGAAACCTAACAAATATGGTGTCTAAATATTGACATCTTAATCTAAATTTAATAAAATATAGTATCTGTAGGAGATACTATGATAGTAGGATTTGTTGGATTTATTGGATCAGGTAAAGATACAGCAGCAGATTATCTTGTGAACTTTCATGGATTCAGAAGAGATAGTTTTGCAAATACACTAAAAGATGCAGTAGCAGCAGTATTTGGCTGGGACAGAACGCTGTTAGAAGGCCGCACAACAGAAAGCAGAGAATGGAGAGATCAAATTGACTTCTGGTGGTCTAATCGATTAGGCAGACAAATTACTCCTCGCTGGGTTTTACAATACTGGGGCACAGAAGTTTTAAGAAATCATTTTCATGATGACATTTGGATCGCAAGTCTAGAAAATAAGTTGAGAAAAACAAAAGATAATATTGTTATTAGTGATGTTAGATTTCCAAATGAAATCGAAGCTATACATAATGCAAAAGGTCTAGTAGTTCGAGTTAAACGTGGTCCAGATCCAGATTGGTATGAAGATGCTCTTAATATGAACAAAGGTCCTGTAAATTTAAACTGGGCCATTAGTCATCAAAAGATGAGCGAACTAAAAATTCATGCTAGTGAGACAAGTTGGGTAGGTGGAAATATAGATTATACTATTTTAAATGATACAACTATCGACGACTTGTTTAAACAACTTAAAAATCTGGTAGAAGATCACCTTGCTTCCAATGCTGACCTTCTTTATGTAAAACCCGTTGACAATTTGCACATATCGTTTTCAAGTTAGTTGTTCTTGTATTATTCAAATCACTATCAAGATGATAGACATTGAATTGTTCTTTGTATTTGCTTTTAAATCCACACTTATCGCAAGATAACTTTAATCTATAGCCATCTTGATACCACTTAGGATACCCTTTGTTAATTCCTCCATATCTTATGCATATTTCACATTTTTTCCTATAGTAAATTCTACCATCTTTGTGATAGTTTATTGCAGCAGGTCTTAGCCTACAAGGGCATAATGGTCTTGTCATAATATATTTAGCTGCCCTTTTGTTTCCCTTTTCTTAGTGTCTTAAATGGTTATTTTTGAAAAAATCCAATAAATACATTTAGAACAGAAACCTTAGGAGAATCCAATATGGCATTAAGTTCACCAGGCGTAGAAGTCAAAGTTATTGACGAATCATTTTATACACCAGCTGAGCCTGGCACCGTTCCACTGATCGTTGTCGCAACAGCTGATAATAAATCTAACGGCGGAGGCACTGGAATCGCCCCAGGAACACTTAAGGCCAACGCTGGAGCAGTATATCTTATAACAAGCCAACGAGATCTAGCAGACAATTTCGGAGATCCAATATTTAAAACTGATGTTAGTGGAAATCCAGTTCACGCTGGAGAACAAAACGAGTATGGCTTACAAGCAGCTTATAGTTTCCTAGGAGTTAGTAATAGAGCCTATGTGGTCAGAGCTGATGTAGATCTAGGGCAATTGGATGCAAAAGCAGACGAGCCCGGAAGTGATGCAGCCGGTGGCACACATTGGTTAGATACTCAAGTTAGCAAATTTGGCATATTTGAATGGAACGGTTCTGCAATCACAGTAACCGGAGGACAAAAATTTACAAATAAAGTTCCTTTAGTTATAACTGAATCTAGCAAAGTAGATAGCAGCACAGGCGCACCTAAGAGTTCTATAGGACAATTTGGAGATTATGCCATAGTTAGCACAGATACTAATTCTTCAACACCAAGTCTTACAACTTATCATGGCAACACTTTAGAACATCAGCTATATTATAAAAAAGCAGGCAGTGGTTGGGTCACAGTTGGTAGCACTGCATGGAGTGGCGGAACACTTGATCTTCAAATAAGTCCGCATACAGACATTCCTTTATGGAAAACAGCAGAGACCAACGCACCAACCGGTAGTGTTTGGATTAAGACAACATCACCAAATAATGGTTTGTCATTGTCAGTGAAACGTTTTAATAGCACTACATCAGAATGGGAAAAAGTAGCTTGCCCAGTTTACAAAACTGGCCACGCAGCAATTTTTGGAAATGATCCTACAGGCGGTGGATCTAATCTAGCATTAGGTGCATTATTTGCTCAGGTTAATCATACTGAAGCATCTACAGAGATTGTTAATTTCAAGCTTTGGAAACGAGGTGCAGTAGGTGCAACAGTTATTACAAGTAATATAATTTTAGACACTACCTTTACAGATTCGACGGTATATACTTTCCAGATGAGAGAAAGTTTACTAGATGGAACTCTTAGCAGTGCATCTACAATAAGCTTTACTGCATCTGCCGCAGGCGGAACAGCAGAAGGCACCGAGGATGCAGAAGCATTGGCAACTGCAATTAACAATGCAGGTTTTGTTAACGTAGTAGCCGAGGTTGATTCGCAAAACCGGTTAGTGATTAAGCATTTAAAAGGCGGAGATATGCGCTTTGACAACGGTGGTGGCACCAGCCCATTACCTTTAATATTTGCAGTGTTTAATTATGAGCCAGGGTCAAATAATTTAGGAAAAACTAGATTCCTGCATGATGCCCCAGACGCAACTAACGAATATATTGCAAGTAACTGGGAACCTTTAGTCTATGCTGCTACAAATGATCCTCCTTCTCGCATACCAGAAGATGGACAAATGTGGTATAGTAGTGTAGTTGATGAAGTTGATATTATGGTTCATAACGGAACAACTTGGAAAGGATACAGAAACATATATCCTACCACTAATGGTCCTATAGTTGCTGCAAGTCCTCCTGAAACACAAGCCGACGGAGTAACAGCTCTGGTAGAAGGTGACATATGGGTTGATACTAGCGATCTAGAAAATTTTCCTCAAATTTATGTCTACCGTGCCGCATTGACAACTATCCCAGTGGTTAAACGTTGGATTAAACGTGATACAACTGATCAAAGCACAGAAGAAGGTGTATTATTTGCAGATGCAAGATGGACAGACGTTGGCGATCTAGCAACAGCAGAAGCAAGCTCAATTGCTGACCTAGCACTTAGTGACTTTTTAGATCCAGACGCTCCTGATCCTGCACTATATCCAAAAGGTATGTTGTTATGGAACTTGCGTCGTAGTGGATTTAATGTAAAACAATTTAAGCGCGACTACATAGACACCACAGCAGATAATCCAAGAGATAATGATAGTCCTATGGCTGATTACTACCCTCATCGCTGGGTTACTATAAGTAGTAACCAAGATGACGGATCTGGAAGTTTTGGACGTAAAGCTCAACGTAAAGTTGTAGTAAAGGCTTTGCAAGCAGTTGTTAATAATAATGACGAGCTAAGAGACGAAGAGCGCAGAGTGTTTAACTTGATGGCATGTCCAGGATATCCAGAACTTATAGGTGAATTAATTAATCTAAACTATGATAGAGCTTTGACAGCCTTCGTTGTAGGTGACAGTCCTTCAAGACTAAGACCAGGAGCTACTTCATTATTAAGCTGGGCAAGTAATGAAAACTTAGCAAACGAAGATAATGATATTGGAGCAGTCAGCTACGATGAATATATGGCCATGTATTATCCTTGGGGATTCACAAGTGACAACTTCGGAAATAACGTAGTAGTTCCTCCAAGTCATATGATGCTAAGAACTATAGCACTTAACGACCAAGTAGCTTATCCTTGGTTCGCACCAGCTGGTGTTAGAAGAGGTGGTATAACTAATGCAACAAGTGTTGGATATATAACTGCTGAAGGAGAATTCCAAAGTGTAGCGCTTAATACTGGTCAACGCGACACACTATACGAACAAAAAGTTAACCCAATCACATTCCTAACAGGAACAGGATTAGTTGCCTACGGGCAAAAAACTAGAGCTAGAGCTGCTAGTGCCCTTGATCGTATAAATGTTGCTCGTCTAATTGTTTATCTACGTAGACAGTTAAGTATTTTGGCGAAACCGTATATATTTGAACCTAATGATAAAATTACTAGGGATCAAATTAAAGCAGCAGCAGAATCATTGTTAGTTGAGCTTGTTGGTCAACGTGCTCTATATGACTACGTAGTAGTGTGTGATGAATCAAATAATACACCTAGTAGAATTGATCGTAACGAATTATGGCTTGATATAGCTATAGAACCTGTAAAAGCAGTTGAATTCATTTACATTCCGTTACGTATCAAGAATACCGGCGAAATAGCAAGCTTAGGCTAATTTAGGAGAAAAATAAATGGCAATCGCTTCTTTATCAAAATTTACAGTACCGTTGGCTACTAACCAGAGTGCAACATCTCAAGGGATGCTGATGCCTAAGCTTAAATATCGCTTTAGAGTGACATTTGTTGCTTTTGGCGCAGGCGGAGTTGATGGTATTAATGAACTTACAAAACAAGTTATTGATGTAACTAGACCTAATGTTCAGTTTCAAAATGTCCCCATTGATGTATATAACAGCAAGGTTAACTATGCTGGAAAACATACATGGCAACCTATGACTATCAACCTACGTGATGATGCTAACGGCAATATCAGCAAAATGGTAGGCGAACAGTTACAGAAACAATTCGACTTTTTAGAACAAAGTTCAGCAGCATCAGCAAGTAACTATAAATTCCAAACTAACGTTGAAATATTAGACGGACAAAATGGTATTGATGGTTCAGGATTTGTGCTTGAAACTTGGGAAATTTATGGATGTTATCTACAAACAGTTAACTATCAAAATTTAGCCTACAGTGATAGCAACCCTGCTACAATTGCGTTAACAATACAAATGGATAATTGTATTCAAACACCTAATGGAACAGGTGTAGGGGCCGTCGTTGCTCGTACAATTGGAGAATTTGCAACTGGAACAGCTGGGCTAGGTTAAACTTACTTTTCTTCAAAAAAAAGCGCCTCTGAGGCGCTTTTTTTGTATAGAAGTTATATACGTAGTTTATTTTACTATAAATATTAATATGACTAGTAAAAGTAATAGTTGGTTTATAAACAACTTAACAAGTCCCAAAGGACAGTTAGGAGACTTTCGTCATGCAGCCCGTCTATTTGACGATGATGATATACGACTGGCTCCTAAGTTAAAATTTCAATATCATGTTAATTTCAGTATTAATCCCCAGGCCCTAAAAAGTTTAAATTTTACCTTCAGACATCAACAAGAATTTAATATGTTGGTCAAGACAGCAGAGTTACCTAAATTTAGCATACAAACAGACAAATTAAATCAATACAATAGAAGAAAAGTAACTCAAGTAAAAATTGACTATCAACCTGTAAATATTACGTTTCATGAAGATAACTTTAATGTTGTGAGAATGTTGTGGGAATCTTACTATAGCTACTATTATGCAGATAATGACGCTGCTAAAATTTATGGTAATTATAATAGAACAGCTATGCTGAATGGTAATTTCATCAAAACTCCATATGGATTCGATAACGGAAGCCATATACCTTTCTTTAATAATATTTCAATATACCTTATGGCAAGACATAGTTGGAGTAGTGCCAAATTAATTAATCCTGTTATTACGCAATTTACTCATGATACAATGAATCATGCAGATAGTAATCCTGCTCAAAACTCTATGCAACTTGACTACGAAGCAGTAACATATGACTATGGTCAAGTTAGTAGAAATAATCCGCCAGGATTCGCGGCAGATCATTATGATCATACTCCTAGCCCATTAAGTTTAGCAGGAGGAGGCACAGCTACAGTATTTGGCTCAGGCGGAGTTTTAGCAGGAGCAAGCACTGTGTTTGGTAATATTGCTAGCGGAAAAGCTTTTGAAAGTCCTGCAAACTTCCTTACTACTGCTATCCAAACTATAAACACTTATCAGAATGCCAAAAGTCTTACTAAAGCTGGTGTTAAGAATGAGTTTACAAATATAGCTGTTAGAGGACTACAAAATGTAGCTAGAGCTAATCCAGGATCTATTAATAATACAGTTTTTCCTATTAACGATACTGGAAATCAAAACGTTCTATTAGCTAAACCTTATTCAAGCGCCGTTGACATAGGAGCTGGTCCTTGATAAACAAACAAAATTTACCTTCTCAAGAAGCAAAAAATAGCGACGAAGCAGTAAGGAGCTTTTTTGATAGCTATTTTTTACATCAAATTACCTTTCCTAGTAATCAAATAGATGCGGTGGTAGGGCATTTTTTAAAACGTGGATTTGATGAACTAGCTGCAAAAAGCACTGCAATTGTATTGTTAAATCAAAGTAAGTTAGAAAATATAAATGTGTTTAGCTTAATTGACACATTAAAAGGATTAACTGACCAGCAATTAAGCGGGGTAGTAGCAGAAGTATTGAATACTTATAGAGAAAAAACTAGCAGCCTGGGTTTTAGAGATGTTAATATTGTTGAAAATTACGAAAGCAGAAATATTCGTCAATGAAAAGACATTATGCTCAAGGTAAATTTAGTATAACTAATCCTGAAAAATATGTAGGTAATCATCAACCTACTTATAGAAGTAGTTGGGAATGGAGTTTTATGAGATTTTGTGATACCAACCCTAACATAATAAAATGGGCCAGCGAAGCAATTAAAATTCCATACAAAGATCCGTTTACAGGTAGGCAAACAATTTATGTTCCTGATTTTTTTATTCAATACACAGATAGAAATAATAAAATAAACACTGAGTTAATAGAAGTTAAACCTATAAATCAAACTTTAAAAGAACATGTAGGGAAAAGTAAAAATAATCAAATTCAATTTGCTAAAAATCAATATAAATGGAGAGCTGCAAACGAGTGGTGTGCTAAACAAGGAATACGTTTTAGAATCTTAACCGAAAATGACTTATTCTCTAATAGATAAGTATTATTATGAAAAAATTAGAAGAAATTTTAAATTTACCGGAATCTAAAACTGTAATTAAAAAAGCAGAAAAAGAAGAGCTCAAGCAAGCCAACAAAACTGCATTAAGAGACATTAGTGAATTTGATAAAATAAGTGCAGCTTTACCTCAGGTTAAAGGCCTAGGAGATATGAGCGACGGTGAATTTGATAGTCTAGCACAACGAGCTACTGATGCATTTGATGATCTTATGGATCTTGGCATGAACGTAGAAGCTCGATATAGTGGACGGGTATTTGAAGTTGCTAGCACAATGTTAAAAAATGCTATTGATGCTAAAGCAGCTAAGATAGATAAAAAATTAAAAATGATTGAGTTACAAATAAAGAAAGAAAAATTAGATAAAGAAACTGTTAACGACAGCATCGATATAAGCGGAACAGGTGTAATTGTTAGTGATAGAAATAGCCTAATTGAAAAACTTAAGAATATGAAATAAATATATTATTAGGATCACGGTATGAAATCTTTTAAAGAATATCTAGTAGAAAGCCAAGAAGAAAAAATTTACAGTTTTAAGCTAAAAGTTGCCGGTGAACTTCCAGATAACTTCGAGGACGTTGTCGAAAATTGTATGAAAAAATACGAATGTTGTAAATTTTCAAAAAGTAAAACTGTTCCAATTCAAGAAAATCTTCCAGATTTCCCTGATTTAAAAAATTTAGAAGTTAGTGTGTATGATATAGAATGTAAATATCCAACAACTAGCAGTGTCTTAACTAGCTATATTGCTGAGCATACTGGCATGCCTGTAAATGCAGTAAAGGTTAGAAGTCTTAGAGAAGAAGAGGCAGCAACAATCGAGGAAAATCCCGAAACATCAGGCGGAAAACCTTTGATTGGACAATGTGATTTTCCTAAAGTTAACCACCAAGATATTGTAGGTGAAAAACATATGTCTAGTTTTCTAAAAGAACTAGCAAAAGAACGTAAGAAAAATGAACCACAGCCTTATAAAGGGGTAAACGATCAACTTCTTGCAAAAAAAGCCCCTAAGGAAAAAGCTAATGAAATGGCTAAACCTGGGCCTGCTCGTAGTGCCTTAAAAGCCTATAGTAGTAAATAAGGAATCAATATGAATTTCCAAGAATTATTAAACCGAATGAAGCAGCTAGATCAGCCTATGATCGAGGAGCCTAACGAAGGCAATGCCTATGGACAAGCAGTTCAAAATACGCCCCCTGGCGAGGAAATAAAAATTAATGGTAAAGGAACTGGAGATATTAAACGAGAAGCAGCCTTATCAAATGAGTGTGGACCTGACATGGGTCCTAGTCCTATGAAACAACAGGATAATGTCAGTATGAACGTCAGTATGAATGGTAGTGGTGCAGGCGGAATTCGAGATCTTATAGATATTCTTAAAAACATAGATGCTGCTCACGGTGGTGGCAATGACGACCTGGGCGCTTTGATTGGCAAAATGGACCATCCACACGATGATGAACACGGCGATATGGGTGCTAAAAAAGGTGTAGTGATAGGTGATGATCAGCCCGTTGATGAATTTGCCAATGAGCCTTCAGAACAAAATCTTCCATTACCCATGGCAGGCGATGATCTGCATAAACCACACGGAAATTATCCAGCTACACAACCAGGAGATAATCCTATGGCAGTTGCTAGAATCCGCGAAGGTCTACAAAGCTTATATCAAAAATATCAATAACTTTAAACAAGTTTCTAAATAGGCTCATTGAGCCTATTTTTTTCTTAAATATATAATGGCTGGTAAAAGTTTAGATGGTGTCTTAATAAAAAAAGCACATAAGCAAACCTCATTTACAAATGAGCATATTGAGGATTTGATGAAATGTAGTGCAGATAATGGCTATCATTATTTTTGCGAAAACTTTTTTTATATTCAGCATCCTGTAAAAGGAAAGCTCTTATTTGAACCTTTTAGTTACCAAACACGTTTATTAGATGCATATCATTTTCACAGATTTAATGTAAACTTATTACCACGTCAAATGGGTAAAACTACTTGTGCCGCAGGATATCTGCTTTGGTATGCAATGTTTCACCCTGATCAAACTATCTTAATTTCAGCACACAAATACACAGGGTCACAGGAAATTATGCAGCGTATTCGATATGGATACGAACTTTGTCCTGATCACATACGCTGTGGTGTAACAAACTATAACAAAGGTAGCATAGAATTTGACAACGGCAGTCGTATTGTAAGCACAACTACTACTGAAAACACAGGACGAGGTATGAGTATTAGTTTACTCTACTGTGACGAGTTTGCGTTTGTGCCACCTAATATTGCTGCTGAATTTTGGACCTCAATAAGTCCTACACTAGCAACTGGTGGTAAATGTATTATTACTAGCACACCTAATAGTGACGAAGATACATTTGCTATGATATGGAAGGAAGCTAACAAGAAATTTGATGATTACGGTAATGAAAGAGAAGTAGGAGTAAATGGATTTTATCCATTTACTTGTAAATGGGATGAGCATCCCGATAGGGACGACGCCTGGGCCACAGAAGAACGGGGACGCATTGGAGAAGAACGTTTTCGACGTGAATATAATTGTGAATTTTTAATCTACGACGAAACACTGATTAATAGCATTCACCTCGCAGGTATGGAAGGAAAGCAACCTCTTTATAATGTTGGACAAATTAGATGGTATAAAGAACCTAATAAAGATTGTCTTTATGCTATAGCACTTGACCCTAGTCTAGGCACAGGAGGTAACAATGCTGCTATAGAAATCTTCGAATTACCTAGCTTCACTCAAGTTGGCGAATGGCAGCATAATTTAACTCCTATAAGTCAGCAGGTAAAAATACTTAGAGACATACTAAAATATATACTAGAATGTATCGGTGAAGATAATATTAATAATATTTTTTGGAGTATAGAAAATAATAATATAGGAGAAGCAGGGCTAATCTGTATTCGAGACTTAGGAGAAGAAAGCTTTCCTGGACTGTTTATAAGTGAACCAATGAGAAAAGGCCATGTAAGAAAATTTAGAAAAGGCTTTAATACCACACATAAAACTAAAATTAGTGCTTGTGCTCGTTTAAAATATCTCATAGAATCTAATAAAATGTCTATTGCCAGTAAACCATTAATTTCAGAACTCAAGTCCTTCATAGCAAGTGGTATTACATTTAAAGGTAAATTAGAAGAAGAGGACGACTTAGTAGCGGCCTGTCTTCTTATAGTAAGAATGAGTCAAGTTTTAGCTGATTGGGACAGCAGAGTATTTGATGTCTATAGCACAAATGAAGCTTACGACGAAGAAGATTTTGAACCTCCTATGCCAATATTCATTTCCTCAACCCTTTGATAAATATAAAGTATGGAAAAAAATCTAGAAAATGTTGCTAAAGAATTATTCGGGAAACTAAGAACACAATTCCCTAGTATAAAGTTGCGAGATAAGGACGAAGATCCTACTGATCGAGAAAAAGATGCAAGATTTTTTGAATTTAACTATATAAAAAATAATATAGATTTAGGCAATGTAAATATTAGTATAGATGATAATCCCGACGGCGACAACGATGGACTAGTTGTAATGTATAGTCAAGATATTGTAGCCAATCAACCACAGTTAGTAAAACGCCAATGGTTTCGTTTTTTAGAAAGCCTAAGCGATTTTGCAAGTAGACATTTTATGGACTACAATATAAGAGATATTACCAAGTCAAATCTAGATAAAAGACAACAATTATATTTGGCCAATAATCGCGGAGATGGCGCAATGAGTGAAAGTAAAAAATTATGGGGAACTTCCAGGACCAGTTTTCAGGAAATGGGAGAAGCAAAACTAATAGTAAAACATAGCAAACCTGTTAACTATGACATTCCAGCTGGGCGTGCTATGCATATTGAAAGCATCTTTGTCGAAAGCTCTGAAGGAGAACGCTTCAAATATCCATTTAAACATTTAAACGGAGCAAGAGCTTTGGCTGTTCACGTAGCTCACGGTGGAACTAGCTATGATCCGATTGGCCAACACATAATCGGATTAAGCGAAGAGTTAGCTAAACTTAGAATGTTTAAAGGTTATGTAGATCGTAATGAAATGGTTAGTGAGGCTATGGGAAGCATCCACGGCAAAGTTTTAGAACGCATTGATCAAGTCAAAAAAGAAATCCATAGTTTACAAAGTAAAAATTATTATCAATCGTTTGCAGAAAGTTTTACTGTCAATGACAAAGTAGAAATCCCAGAAGATGTTGTTAATGATTGGGTAGATAGATTGACAATAAGAAGCTTTAATGAAGAGCTTAAAAATGTATTTCCATATATCTACAAGTTAGTAGGAGAAAACACCGGAGTAGTTAAAGAGCTCAGTCCAGAAGATATTATCAGTGGTAATAATACGCAGGACCCAGTGAACGAAATCGAATCTGAGCTTAAGGAACTAAGCGATTTTGAAGCGTATATGAATGAACTTGCCATGACAGAATCAGATAAGGAGGATCCTCCATTTGACCCAGATCCTCCAAAGAAAGATAAGGAAGCTGGGGACAAAGCAGAACATGGTGGTCACAGCCGTGCTAAACATTTAGCCAAAGCAGCAATGGAAAAAGCTAAAAAAGCCGGAGCCAAAAAAGAAACGGTTATTAATATTGGTGGCCAAGATATGACACTTGGCGAAGCAGCCGCTATGGTTGGCATTGATGCCGATGAATTCTTTACAGAAAGCAAAGGTGCTCAAGAAGTAGTAGAATTTATTAAGTCAATGTATGACGAAAATACCGGACAGTTCCCTAAAGGTGAAGAAGGTGTTAAGATTGCAGTAGAAAAAGAATTTGGTGAAGATGCTGGACAAATTGCAGAAAGAGTTATGGCAGAACTTAATCAAGTATTTGAGAGTAATAGAATTCGGAAATTAGCTGGTTTAATGTAATCAAGTTTCGGCAATCTTTGAGGTTGCAAGACTAAATAAAAACGCATACAATAACATGTATGCGTTTTTTGTTTAAGAAAGTCTTAGACAATATAGGCAAAAATAGAGGCTAACAATAGGAGAAAAATTATGGCATCTTTAGCAGAAATTCGCGCAAAATTAAAAGAACAAGAAGCTCGCTCAACAGGCGGTGAGCGCACAGGTGGTGATAATTCCATTTATCCCTTCTGGAACTTAAAGGAAGGTAGTGAATCAACAGTCCGTTTTCTTCCTGACGGAGACAGCAATAACACATTTTTCTGGGTAGAACGTGCAATGATTAAGTTGCCATTTCCTGGAGTAAAAGGTTCAACTGACAATAAACCAGTGGTTGTAAATGTTCCTTGTATGGAAATGTATGGAGATACTTGTCCTATTCTAAGTGAAGTTCGTGGTTGGTTTAAGGATCCTAGTCTAGAGGATATGGGTCGTAAGTATTGGAAAAAACGTAGTTACATTTTCCAGGGATTTGTAGTAGAAGATGGCTTAAAAGAAGAATCTAGTCCCGAGAATCCTATCCGTAGATTTATTATCGGACCTCAAATTTTCCAGCTTATTCGAGGCGCTTTACTTGACCCTGAGATGGATGATCTGCCCACTGACACTGTGAACGGTGTAGACTTTAAAATGATCAAAACTAGTAAGGGTGGATACGCAGATTATAGCACCAGCAAGTGGAGCCGTCGTAGTCGTCCTCTAGGAGACACAGAGACTAAGGCTATTTCAGCACATGGTCTTTTTAATCTTAAAGACTATCTTCCTAAAAAGCCAGGAGAAGTTGAACTCAAGGTTATCAAAGAAATGTTTGAAGCCAGTGTAGATGGTGAACCCTTTGATATGGAACGGTGGAGTCAATACTTTAAACCAGCTGGCATGGGAGCAGCTACAGGTGATCCTGCGGCTCGTTCTGCAAAGTCAGCTGCCGCAGAAGAAGAGTATGACGATGAACCCACAGTAGCTAAAGTTGCTCCTGCTCCTAGAGCAGAAGAGCCAAAAGCTAGTGTTGGTGGCAGCAAGGCAGAAGATATCCTTGCTATGATTCGCAATCGTAAACAATAATAGATTAGACTCGGGACTAGTTCCCGAGCCTTCTTCACGGAGAAAATAATGGCAAAATTAATAAAAATTAACGAAAGTTTCAGTCTGAATTATAGCAGTCGGGAAGCAGATACTGGCGATACCGTAATGGATTGTAATATCAATTTTGATAATCCTAAAGACGACTCTACTATAATTCATAGATTAAACACTTGGCTGTCAGCAATTGGCAGAAATGACATTGTTGTAGAACCAAAAGATTATCCTAAAGGAATAAAGTAATGGCTACAAAACCTTTTGATTTAAGTAAATTTCGTAAGACATTGACTAAGAGCATTGACGGGCTTGGTGTAGGTTTTAATGATCCTACTGATTGGGTAAGCACAGGTAATTACGCCCTAAACTATTTGATTAGTGGCGACTTTAATAAAGGTATCCCATTGGGTAAGGTTACTGTGTTTGCCGGTGAAAGTGGTGCTGGTAAAAGCTACATTTGTTCAGGTAATATAATTCGACACGCACAGGAACAAGGTATCTATGTTGTATTAATTGACAGCGAAAACGCATTGGATCAGTCTTGGCTAACTGCCCTAGGTGTCGACACTGACGAGAACAAACTACTCAAGCTCAATATGGCCATGATTGATGATGTAGCTAAAACTATCAATGAGTTTATGAAAGAGTTTAAGGCACTAAGTGAAACTGATAAACCTAAAGTGTTATTTGTTATTGATAGTCTAGGTATGCTATTGACTCCTACTGATGTAAATCAGTTCGAAGCAGGAGACCTTAAAGGTGATATGGGCCGTAAGCCTAAAGCACTGACAGCACTTGTTCGTAATTGTGTTAATATGTTTGGTAGTCATAATGTAGGACTGGTTGCTACTAACCATACATATGCCAGTCAAGACATGTTCGATCCAGATGACAAGATCAGCGGTGGTCAAGGATTTATCTACGCTAGTTCCATTGTAGTAGCCATGCGTAAGTTAAAACTAAAAGTTGATGAGGATGGCAATAAGACCAGCCAGGTTCATGGTATTCGTGCTGCTTGTAAGATCATGAAAACACGCTATGCCAAGCCTTTTGAAACTATGGAAGTTGAAATTCCTTACAAAACAGGTATGAATCCTTGTAGTGGTCTAGTAGATTTATTTGAAAAAGAAGGACTATTAGTTCAGCAGGGAAATAGGCTCAAGTTTGTTGACAGTTCTGGTAATGAACACTTATACTACCGAAAAGAGTGGAAAGAAGATAAATTACATATGATAATGAACGACTTTCATAATCATAAAAAAATTATAACTGAACAAACTGAGGAGCCTGTAGTAAATGAATGAAAATCAAATCGCTGATATCTGGATGCTGTTTAAAGAATATGTAGATAAAAAGAACCTTGAATCTGTAGCAGAACGTTATATAGACCTGTTAGCAGACCATGGTGTTAGTGATCGCGTCCTTGAATCTTCAACTGGTGTAGACGATGACCTTGACACTGCCATCGAATACTATCTGGACCAAGGTGAAGTTGAAGAAGAGGAAGAGGATAACTGGGACTACGATGAAGAGGACGAATGAACTGGTATTCTAAAATATCAAAGGATATCAGTCACATTCCAGACGCAGTGGAATACTATGAATCTGAACTATTAGAAGCTAAAAAAGATAGTAGAATATCAGGTAACATAGAAAAAGCCGCTGCTAATATGCCAGGTATTGTAGAGCACAGATTTGGACAGCTTCAAGAAATTGAAGCTATATTAGAATACCTAAACATAGAACTACGCCGATTGAAAAGTCGGCATTTTCGTAAATATTTAGAAAATTATCAACGTGCTCTTAGTAGTAGGGACTGTGAAAAATTCACCGATGGCGAAGATGATGTTATCGATTTTGAAAAAATTATAAATGAATTCGCCTTAATAAGAAATAAATGGTTAGGTGTAACCAAAGCACTTGACCAAAAACAATGGATGATTACTAACATTGTTAAACTCAGAGTTGCCGGTATGGAGGACGCAACTTTGTAAATATAACCATGAATACTGTTGATATACAATGGGGTTATTGTAGAGTCTTAAGTGAATGTCCAAACTATAAAGTAAATGAGTTAGTAATAAATCCTAAGTCAAAGCTAGCTTTCGAAAAGCATATCTATAGAAATGAACATTGGTATATTCTTAAAGGTCAATGCTCTATAATTACAGAATTTGAGAAAATTCAAAATACTGTTATAAAACGTTCAAACGAAACTTATCAAATCGGTAAAAATGTTTGGCATCAAGTTATCAACGACTCGGATGAGCCTTGCTATATATTAGAAGTTCAATTCGGTGAAAAATGCCTAGAAGAGGATATAACACAACGATGAAAATTTTTATAGGCTACGATATCCGAGAAGACATAGCATACCAAGTTTGTGAGTATAGCATTTACAAGCATAATGATAAGGCAGAAGTATTTGCTCTTAAACAAAAAGATTTACGAGAAGCTGGAATTTATAATAGGCCAATAGATCCTCTTAGTTCAACCGAATTTACATTCACTAGATTTCTTGTTCCTTATCTTACTGACTATAAAGGTTGGGCAATTTTCGCAGATTGTGATTTTGTATTTGTCGAAGATATCAAAAAATTATTCGATTTAGCAGATAGCAAATATGCAGTAATGGTAGTTAAGCATGACTACACTCCAAAAGAAAGTTTAAAAATGGATGGATGTAAACAATTGCCCTATCCAAGGAAAAATTGGAGTTCTTGTATTTTATGGAATAACGAGCATCCTAGTAATCGAATATTAACTCCTGATTTAATTAACTCTCAAACAGGTCAATTTTTGCATAGATTTCAGTGGCTACAGGACGAAGAAATTGGATCATTAACCCCGGAATGGAATTGGTTAGCAGGATGGTATGATGAAAAAAAGGATGGAAAACCTTCTGCTATACACTACACAGAAGGAGGACCTTGGTTTAAAGAATACAGACGTTGTCCATATCATAAAACCTGGAAAAAATATCTTAGAGAAATGCTAAAATGAACGAGAATGAATACGATAACCATATTTTAACATTGTTCACCCGATCTACTAATGGACAAGTAAGCAAAAACAAAGACGAGGAAAATGTAGCCTTAGCAGTAAGAGGAATTGCAAAGAAAAAAACTATAAAGAATTGCGAAAAAAATGGAAGAGACTACTACTATGTTGACACCGGTTATTTAGGTAATTTTCCTTCTTTAGGAAATCCTACAGGAAAAAAAGTTTATCACAGAATAGTAAAAAATAATCTGCAACATTCCGTTGTAAAAGATAGACCATCTGACAGATGGATGAAGTTAGTTGGACAAGATCCTAGATTAGAATGGAAATCTTGGAAAAAGAATGGTAAGAAAATTTTACTTGTATTGCCAAATCCGAAAGCATGTAATTTTTATAATTTTGATACACAAACTTGGATAGATGAAACTTCAAATCAAATAAAACAGTTTACAGATATGCCTATAGAAATAAGAGTAAAAGGTAGTAGAGCATATAGAAATCATGAGTATTCAATTTATGATGCCTTCGACTCTGGAGTTCATGCTACAGTTTGTTTTAACAGTATTGCAGCATTAGAAAGTATTCTGTACGGCATACCTGCTTTTGTATCTGTTCCGTGTGCTGCTAGCCCATTAGCGAATAGTGATATATCTAAATTAATGGATCCTTTTAAGCCTGACAGAGACTTAATTATCAAACAATGTCAAAATTTAGCTTATGGCCAATTTACCGTAGAAGAAATTACAAATGGAACAGCTTGGAAAATTTTAAATGAATTTGCTGATTAACGATAAAGAAATAGTTAAATTTCTTGTCGACATATATTCAAAAAATGTCAAATTTTATAGCTTTCCTGAATTCAGTTGGCCTCAAACGACATACAATGCTGACAGGTTAAAAATTTCTTATAACAAAAATAAATCTAAGCCTAGCTTTAATAAAAAAGAAGAAGTGGTTAAAGTTAAGGCTAAGATGCTACGGTTCATCCAGGCAGATTTAAAGTCACAATGCGAACTTGTTAAAGAAATAATAGATGCTCGTAGACAACATTTTTTTAACCTTTTCCATCGTCATATAGACTATATTTTTAGGAAGTTAGGAGAAGAAAAAATATTTGAGGCTTATAAAAAACATAAATCTAAAAATTTTATAAAAACTGTGGGCTACTATATAAATCCTAATGCACAGTTTGTAAGAAGATCAAAAACAACAGACTATGATTCTGATTGTCTAATGAGAAATACTGTAAGCAACGAAAGTATGTTATTAGATAAAATTAGTAATAACAAACCTTTTTGGTTTATAGACAGCGGATACACAAATTTTTTAGAATCGAATAAAAAATGGCATCGTTTAGTAAGGAATCATATTCATAGTTCTGGAAATTTTCTTCCTCCTGTTGATAGATTAGGAATATTCAAATCATTTCCTACTAGATGGAGAAGGTCTGGACATACAATTCTTGTAATAGAGCCTGGAAAATTTAGCGCAAGTATTTTTAAAGTAGATATAAAAAAATGGAAATATAGCGTAGAAGAAGAACTACGACAATATACTGATAAAAAAATAATTTTTAGAGAAAAGGCTCCTAAAAAAAGTAGAAAGTCATTATATCATGAATTAAAGAACGAAGATTACTACTGTTTAGTAAACATTAATTCTAATGCAGCCACAGAGGCAATATGGAATGGAATTCCTGTAATAACTTTAGATAGACATATTACTAATTCTGTTAGTAGACAACATTTAAGAGATATTAATAATTTATTGCGTCCCAATTTAGCACATTGGCTAGCGATGCTTAGTTACAGTCAATTTACGTATGATGAATTAATGAATGGTCTTGCTGTAAAACTTTTAAAAAAAATAAATGCGTAAATTTACAGTTGCAGCCTACTATGCAGGTATCCCGGCCAATAATACCAACGAAGAAAAGCCTTTAATTTTAGATAATTTTTGTCTGGGTGTTATGATTAATAGTGACCGAGCTATTAAACACTATCAACCAACGCCAATTCCCGCAGATGTTGCTTTAATTCAAGGTTTCGTTCACGAGAATAGTAAATTAACTCCTCATCTGCAAGTAAGACGTAGAGTAATAGATTTTCAAAAAGAATACGAAAAAAGAACTTTAATAGTTGATAGTAATTTATTTTTATATGCAGATCCTGGAAATTCTAAACGCTATCTACGTTATAGCTTTGATGGAATTTTTCCTAAAACGGGATTTTACTTTGATTCTAACATAGATCCTTCGCGCTGGAAAAAAATAAGTGAAAATTTAAATATTTCTGTTAAAGATTACAGAGAAAAAGGTAACCATGTCCTTGTTTGTCTACAAAGAAACGGAGGTTGGAGTATGCAAGGGCTAGATTCCTTAAAATGGCTGAATCAAACCATAGAAATTATTAAAAAATTTACCGATCGTCCTATTTTAGTAAGACCGCACCCAGGAGACAAGCAAACTAAGCAAACTCTTCGCCTGAATCTGCCAAATGTAAGTATAAGTAAACAAAATAACATTAAAGACGATTTAATAGATGCTTGGGCTACAGTTGTCTATAACAGTAGTCCTAGTATTGCAAGTCTTATCGAAGGAATACCTGTTTTTATAACAGATTCTAATCCAGAAAACAGTCAAAGCTTTGATGTGGCTAATTTAAACTTATCAAATTTAGAAAAACCTGAATTAAAAGATAGAACTAAATGGTTAGAAAAGTTGTCTATGTGCCATTGGAGTTTTGAGGAGCTTAAATCAGGAGAAGCTTGGAGATTTATGAAAGATTATGTAGACCAATAGCTTTCAGTTCGTTGAATTTTAAGATCTATAGGCCTACTTTTTCCTAATTCTTTCCTATCTCCTTTTAAATGATCCAAAAATGCGCCCCATTCGCTATTAATCAAAGGATGTCCTTCTCCTTTACTGTTATATTGTGTAGGTCTTAGATCAGGTAAATTTTCCCCCCAGCTTAGTAAATTTAAATTAAACTTTTTTCTCACTTGTTCGAACACATAACTATCATGCCATTCGTCTAACCTAAAAATTCCATTTTCGGCATCATCATATGCTCTTTGAAATTCAGATAAAAAATCTAAAACTGTTTTTGACCTTAAATTTAAAGAATATAACCCACACTCTGGATATTTTCCGTCTCTTCCTAGATAACAAATATCTTTACTGCCCGGAATTAGACGCTCTATGTCATTTAATGTAATAGGACTATGACAGATTATGTCAGCATCCATCCAAATTAAAATATCTGAATTTGTATTACGAGCACAATGAAAAATACTATAGACTTTATGACTAAATCTTATAGCATCCCACTTGAATTTTTTATTAGAGTCTTTTCTACGACTACGAATAGGGTCTTTGCTAATGTCACCATTGGCTTTTGCCACATCTTTCCACCGATTCTTAAATGCAACTAATTCAGATGATGTTAAATGAAGATCAAAAACTTGAAGATTAGAGGAACTCTCGTTAATTTTGCAATCTTCAGAGTAAACATTAAGCATAATTTCTTTAGGCCAATTTTTTATGAAGGTCTGCAAAAATTTTTGAGCATATTGATCGTATCCTTTGGCATGAAAAGTAGTAACTACGCTATAATTTGGCATTTTAAACTCAGTAAATAATATATTAGTATATATCTTATGAAATTTTCACTTTTTAGACAAAATGGAGCCTTGAATAGCGGACCAATTTTTGATGCTTTTACACAAGGAGCAAAAAAGAATGGTTTTCAGATAGTAGATAATGATTTATCTGCTGATATCTATGTTATATGGTCAGTTTTGTGGCAAGGAAGAATGGCTAATAATAAAAAAATATGGGAAATCGCTAAAAAGCAGAACAAAAGGGTCTTGATCATAGAAGTAGGAGGTTTAAAAAGAGGTATAACTTGGAAACTTGGTCTTAATCATGTAAACGGCTTAGGAAAATTTAATAACGAAGATTCTTATGATATAGACAGACCTAAAAAATTAGGAATTTTCCTCAAAAATAGAGAAAAAAAGGGAGAAAATATCTTAATCTGTGGTCAAAACACCAAAAGCCTCCAATGGGAGCATCGTGAACCTGTCGGAGCTTGGCTTAATAATCTAGTTAATGAGATAAAAATGGTGTCGAATCGAAAAATTGTATTTCGTCCACATCCTAGAGACCACAGTTTTGTTAATTCTTTGCCTAATTTAGGCATAGAGATTCGATATCCAAGAAAAATTATAGGAACCTACGACGATTTTGATTTGTATGAAGATTTTAACTCGTCGTGGTGCGTGATCAGTCCTTGCAGTAACCCTGGAATCCATGCGGCTATTGAAGGAATTCCAGTTTTTACCGACAAAGACAGTTTAGCATACCCTGTTAGCTTGAAAGATTTAAAAAATATAGAAAATCCTATAGATATTGATAAAGGTAAATGGTTAGTAGAAGTCTGTCACACAGAATGGACCAAAGAAGAAATACAGTCTGGTATACCTTTAACCAGAATCTTTCAACTTTCTTGACTTTTGTTGTTTTTCTGCTATAATATTAAAATGAAAACAGTAGATAAATTTCTATTAGAATTGCAAAATAAGAATTATTTAGATCAAATTAATCTTCGTGATAGAAGAATACTTGTTAGTCTTGGTAACCAGCTTAAAAGTGGCAATTTTTTGACAGAAAATCAAGCAAAATTATTAATTAAGATATTAAATGAAAATAAAACAATCTTGAGTAGTATAGATAATACTATAGAGGAAATTTTGACACTATCGTTGTGGTCTAAACCATTTCGTCTTATAGAAAAAGTAAGGAAAATCAGCTTAGGAACTAAAGATCCTAGTTTTTTTCACATAGAGTTTACTTTTAATAAGGCAATTAAGTCAGCTATTACTAATCTGTTATCTAGTCAAAAAATTGAAAGAGTTCAATATACAGGAAAAATTATATCTATCCCATTAACTGAGCTAAATCTTTATCATGTATTAACAACACTTAAAAAATACAATTTTCAAATAGATCAAACCTTAATTAATTTTTATAATGACATCGATCAAATTATAAAAAATCCCGAAATTTATAAATTAAATTATAAAGAAAATAAATCTTTAGTTGCCGCTATTGAAAAAGATTTAACCTCAAATTTTATTGATGATCAGATACTAATTACAGATAGAAGAATTAGATACCAGTTCGATGTTGATTATAATCTCGATTCTTCCTTAACCTCTTTAATTGCAGCACGGAAAAAAAATAAAATTTGGATTGAAAATCAAAAGCAAGAACTATCCAATATTTGTTTATCTTTATTAGACCTACATCGATTTCCTGTTTTATTTGTTTTAGATAAACATAATCCTGAACAAACGTTTTTAAATCTACAGCTAATATATCAGGTTATGAAAAATTTAAATAAAACACTAAATGTTTATTTCAGACTTAGTAGTAATACCGGTAAGAATTTTAACAATTTTATCTCGGATTATAAATTAAATGGATTTCTAAATAAACATACAGATTCAATAATTTTAGACAATGGCCACCTACCAAAGTTTTTGTTTCGGACTGATTGGAAGCCTGCTAGTGTTATAAGCTTTACAAATAATTTAAGAAATAATAAATTAAGTGCCTATAGTAATTTTGTCGACTTAATAGTATACTATACTTCTACTCAACCTATAATAAGTGATACAGATGCCATCATGTAAATTAATTATAAAAGATGAAGTAAATCTAAAACTAGAAGGTCTTACCGTAGAAATTAGAAGAAAACTAAGTAATACTTTTAAATATGTAGATCCAACTGCTAGATATAGGCCTGCCTATAAATTAGGAAGATGGGATGGATCAGTTACATTATTTGGTCTTGGTGGAAATGGTTATATCCATCAGCTTCCAAAAATATTAGAAGTTTTAGAACAAAATAATATTTCAATAGACGAGATAGAAGATAAAAGAAAATCTTTAAACTTAAGTTTTACTCCAATCGGAGAAGATTTTTGGGGTGATAAATGTTGGCCAAAAGGACATAGGTTTGAAGGACAACCTATTAGACTACGAACTGATCAGGTTCAAGTCGTTAATAAGTTTTTAGAAAATCCCCAATGCCTACAAGAGATTGCAACTGGTTTTGGTAAAACAATTACTACAGCTACTCTGAGCAAATTATGTGAAAATTATGGAAGAACTATAACTATAGTTCCTAATAAAAGCCTTGTTGAACAAACGGAAGAAGATTTCATTAACTGCAATCTAGATGTTGGTGTTTACTACGGTGACCGTAAAGAGTTAAACAAAACACATACAATATGCACATGGCAAAGTTTAAATATTTTAGATAAAAAAAGTAAAGAACACGAAGCTGAAATAATAACATTAGCAGAATTTTTAGAGAATGTAGTGGCAGTTATTGTAGACGAAGTTCACATGGCTAAAGCTAATGTATTAAAAAATTTACTGACACAAAACTTCTGTAATGCTGCTATTAGATGGGGATTAACCGGAACAATACCTAAAGAAGACTACGAGAATCAAGCTATTTTTGCTACTATTGGTCCTCTTATAAATCAAGTATCAGCTCATTCATTACAAGAATCAGGAGTATTATCTAATTGTCATGTAAATATTGTTCAACTATTTGATCTTCCAGAATTTAAAAGTTACGCAGAAGAACTTAAGTATCTAGTAACCAACGAAGGAAGAATGACATACATAAGCAATCTTATAAAAACAATAAGCAACTCCGGAAATACACTAGTATTAGTTAATAGGATTGATACTGGTAAATTTATCATAGGAAATATTAAAGACAGTGTGTTTATATCCGGTGAGGTTAAAACAAAAGATCGCAAAGAAGAATATGATGAAGTGGCAGTTACTGATAACAAGGTTATTGTGGCGACTTATGGTGTGGCCGCTGTGGGTATTAATATCCCTAGGATTTTTAATCTGGTTCTTTTGGAGCCCGGAAAAAGCTTTGTCCGCGTTATACAAAGCATTGGGCGAGGTATTAGACGAGCTGAAGATAAGGACTTCGTCCAAATCTGGGATATCACATCAACATGTAAATTTGCCAAAAAACATCTTACACAACGAAAAAAATTTTACAAGGAAGCAAAGTATCCTTTTACGCAAGAAAAAAGTGACTGGAAATAATTATGCAGATTTTGACTTTAGACAATAATTCTTTTGATTTAAATAATCTTCCCGACGAAATTGAAGAAGATCTACGTTTTGCAGTATTAGATAACAGCGATTCACTAAATCCTGATTTCTTTTTTATACCTTTAATTTTCTTAGAAAGCTTTAATAGTCCCGCTATGGTATTAAAGATTGACAATTATGAAATAACTATGCCTCTCGACTGGAGTATAGCTGTAGGAGATAGCACCAGTGCCTGCGACATTGAAATTTTACCTTTAACTAGCTTAAATGATAGAGGATTTGAAGCATTTTGTTTTAACCCTTTAACAGGGTTTAAGGTTGAATTTAAAAAAATTGAAATTGTGAATTTCTATAATGATGTTAAATGGTATTTTCCTAAAATGAGAAATAATCAGCTATTAGCTGTGCCATTAAGTTCAGATCCACAGCCAATTTGTGCCTACTTTATTAAAGAGATAAGTAGACAAAGCGAGTTGATTGATTTAAGCAAAATACTGTAAAGGATTAAGCATGATAGCTGGAAAAGTATGGGGTAAAACAGAATTAATCGAAGCTAATGGAGTTTTAGAATTTCATCGAATTGAAATTAAAAAAGGTGGTATTTGCAGTAAGCATAAGCATAAGACTAAATGGAATGGTTTTTTCGTAGAAACTGGAAGTTTGTTGATAAGAGTGTGGAAGAACAATTATAACCTAGTAGACGAAACAATTTTAAATGATGGAGATTATACCAAAGTTTCTCCTGGAGAATATCATCAATTTGAAGCTTTAGCTGACACCGTTGCTTTTGAGCTGTATTGGGCTCAATTCGATCATGACGATATAGAAAGAGAAACAGTAGGATACTCTAAAAATGCCAGTTAGTAGTTCTTTAGGAAAAAAAGAAATTTTAGAATGGATAGAAAATGAAAAACAAAATATTCATCGAATATTAGATATTGGAGTTGGTGCAGGAACTTATTCAACTTTATTGACAAAATCTAATCTACGCTCTAATTTTGAATTAATAGGTATAGAAGTTTGGGAACCATATATAACTCAATTTAACCTAAATTCTTTATATGATAAGATTTATAATCAAGATGCTAGAATTATTGATTGGGATATATTAGGTAAGTTTGATGTTATCTTTGCCGGAGATGTCCTCGAACATATGACAAAATTAGAGGCTGAGAATTTAGTCACAAAAACACTAGAACACGCAACCACGACTATAATTAGTATTCCTATAACATATATGCCTCAAGATGAACATGAAGGAAATCCTTACGAAAAACATATTAAACCTGACTGGTCTCATGAAGAAGTTATGAATACATGGCCGTTAAATATTAAAAAATTTTTTATAGGTAAAAAATCTAACGGAGCACCAAGAATAGGTGTATATTGGCTAGAAAAATGAATGTAACTCTTGTTATAACAACATGTAATCGAACTGATCTATTAGAACGAACTATTTTTTCATTTTGTAAATTTAATACATATCCTATTAAAAAAATTATTATAATTGAAGATAGCGGTATTAGTCAAAACTTTAGTAAGGTTGAATCTATTGTAAAAACTGATATAATTATTATTAAAAATCCTACTAATTTAGGACAAATTGCAAGCATAGACAAAGCTTATAGTCTAGTAGAAACTGATTATATTTTCCATTGCGAAGAAGATTGGGAATTTTATAACACAGGATTTATCGAAAAAAGTTTTGAAATATTATTAGCCGATGAGAAAATTTTTACTGTTTGGTTAAGAGCACATACTGATACAAAGAATCATACAATACTTAAAGATCAAAAATATTTTATAAATGATGATTTTTATTATAAAATGGATCCTGAGCATAAAAAAGTTTGGTGTGGGTTTACTTTAAACCCCGGGCTTCGAAGAACAGTGGACTGCATGAAATTACATCCATACAATGAGTTACCGGTAAAAGTAATAAAGAATGGGTTAGAATTAATGGGAGAAGTTGATTTGTCACTTTATTATAAAGATCTAGGATATTATGGAGCTATTACTAGTAGAGAAGAAGGATTTGTTAGACATCTAGGAGGTAAGAGGCACGTTCCTCTACCATGGCAAAAATGAAAGCATATGTAATTTGCTTGAAAGGTATAGAAACTAGTGAAAAGTTAGCAGAAGATTGTATAACATCTGCACACTTAAATGGCTTAGAAGTGTCAAAGTTTAACGGAATCTACGGAGATAAAGTAAATCCATATATTAATGAAGTGTTGAAGATTAAACAAGGCCCTTCAAAGATGAAAAAAAGGAGACTAGGAGTTTTAGGGTGTTTAGCAAGCCATTTTACTCTTTGGCAAAAATCTATGGATGAGAATGAAACATTATGTATTTTTGAGCATGACGGAATATTGTTAAGGAAACTTCCAGAAGATATAGAATTAAAATTTGATGAATTCCTTCTTTTAGATCCTTACAATAAATTTAATCAAAGCTACGCAGAACAACATTCAAATTTAGCAGAAGACATTATTAATATAGTTGAATACGAAAGTCCAGAGTCGAGAAAAAAGTATAATGTTAAAAGCCAATATGCAATGGGATTACAGGCCTACATAATCAAACCAAAAGCTGCAAAAAAATTAATAAAACATATAAGATTATTTGGATTTGTTCCTGCGGATATGCAGTGCAACAAAGACATTGTTAACCTTCAAACGGTTTCTACTCCTTTAGCATCAATTAACAAAATTTTTTACAATAATAAAGGAAAAATGCAAGAATTAAGCACAACGCAAAAGGTATGGTAAATGGGAAACCTAACTCCAAATGTTCCTCTTATATACGAAAGTCCGGATGGAGGTAAAACTATCTATGCAAGAGAAAGAGGAAGTAGTGAAAGAACACTAGTAGGATACCATTATGACATAAACAATAGTCATGTCAACACCAAAAGTCCAGGTCAGCAAGACTACGAAGATCATATTTTATGGAACGAAATTAGACAAGAAGCGAAAACCAATCCTGCTTTACAAAAGGCCATGGATCGTGTTAAACTTATATATAGACTATCTAAGGATAATCCAAAATGAGTAATGACGTTGACAAAATTAAAAATAGTCGTCGTAGGCTAAAGGATGAAAATGCTGTAGCCAAACAAGTTAAGATAGCCAAAGCATATAATATTCCTATAGAAGAACCGCATAAATTAGCAAAACATCATGCTACTAATTGCGGAAATCCTAAATGTATAATGTGTTCTAATCCTAGAAAAATGTTCAAAGAACTTTCTATGCAAGAACGCAGACTATTTCAAGACATAGATACTCCAAATGACAAACACAGTAACGGACTAAAACCTAATGAGTGATAAAATTGAACTAAAAGAAAAAATAGCAGCAGTAGATCTTGGTGTAAAGAACCTTTGGGATAATTTAGACGACGACAACAAAAAGATTTTAAAAAATGAATTTTTCCTTCTAAATCGGTATATTAGTAATGTTAAATCCAGTAATAGAGAAATAAAGGAACATTATTTATTGACTGTAAATGAATTTTTTAACAAACATTGGAATGACCTACAAAAACATCCCAAGCTTATGTGGTTACTATTATCAATGTGTTCCTACGATAGCAAGCAATTGTTTTATCACGAATGGATTGGATTTAAGAAAAAAGAAGCAGGACATAATAAAGTAATTAAATTTTTATCTGAAATATATACAGATAAGAAAAATGACGAAATCGAACTTATGTCTAAATTATTTAATAAATCTGATCTTAAAGAACTGGCTAAAAACTATGGTTATAGCGATAGTGAAATAGCTAGACTATTTTAATATGCTAGAATTAAAAGTGACTAAATTTAATTGTCCGTATTGTAAAAGCACCTTTACACAAGAAAGAACGCTTGCTGTTCATATGTGCGAGCAAAAACGCCGACAATTCGCTAAAGACGATAAGGCATCCATTTTAGGACACGAAACTTATAATAGATTTTATAAACTTACTCAAAACGCAAAAGAAAATAAGACTTATGACGAATTCGCAAAAAGTCAATATTATAATGCATTTGTTAAATTTGGGAGTTTTTTAAGTAATGTGAACCCTTTATATCCAGATAAATTTATAGATTATGTAATTAAAAGTGGAGTGAAACTTGATCATTGGTGTAAAGAATCTTTATATGAAAAATATGTTATTGATCTAGTTCATACCGAAAGTGTAGAAACTGCACTTGAAAGATCTATTAATCATATGGAATTATGGGCTAAAGATAATGATAGTTTATGGAACCATTACTTTTTATATGTAAGCACTAACAGAGCATCTTATGATATCAAAGACGGAAAAGTGAGTCCTTGGCTTATCCTTAACTGCTCTAGCGGCAAAAAATTGCTTGAATCGATGAGAGACGATCAGCTTTCTTCTATAAGTAATATAATAGATCCTACAATTTGGATTAAAAAATTTAGGTCAAAATCTTTTGACTTGGATCTAGTTAAACGTATAGTTCAGGAGGCGAATCTATGAACGTTCAAACAGAAATAGTTGAAGCAAATTTGAATATGGAAATAATTCTTTCGGAGACAGATAAAAGTTTGTATGTAAAATTAACTGGATTTCAAACAGTTGAAGACGCAGATGATTACGCATCATATCTAGCAGATCATCTTCCTTTAATGTTATTTCACTCAGAGGTAATGCACTAATGCCAGACATAGACATAGATTTCGCCAATAGGGATCAAATCTTAAAATATGTGAAGCATATTACGGCAGCTAGATTAGACAAAGATAATCTAGTGAGTCATAATACAGGAATCTACATACAACCGGTTCCGCACAATCCTTTAACAAACAAGGCAACTATCGATTATAAAGAAGCAGAAGAGCGCGGTTATTTTAAAATTGATTTTTTAAATGTTGGCCTATATAAACAAGTTAAAAATGAAGAACATTTAAATGCTTTAATATCTCAGGAGCCATTATGGGAACTTTTAGAACAGGACGATTTCGTCAATTTGCTCTTTCACGTCAACGGACATGGTTCGATCTTAAGAGAAATGAAACCAAAGACAATACCCCAACTTGCGGCAGTTTTGGCAATGATACGCCCCGCGAAACGCTATCTGATTGGGAAAGATTGGACTACAGTGATGAACGAAGTATGGATGAAACCTGAAGGAGAAGAATACTATTTTAAGAAATCACATGCAATAGCTTATGCAACTGCTGTAGTAGTTCAAATGAATTTAATTTGTGAAAGTATTAGCTACGATTTTTCATAATCACTTTTTCATCGGTCTAATTAGTTGAACTTGTTTTCTTTTAATTCGTTTTAGACTCATATTAAGCAAATTTACAGTAGGACCAAGAATAACGCGAACATCTTTACTATTAAAAGTCTTTATTGCATATCTGTATGGTTCTATCTCTTTTCTACAAAAAATACTTATTGGAATCTGTCTATTACTTTCCCACCACCAGATTTCTCCAATTTGTAATAGTTCAGTCTTTTCTTCCTGAGATTTGAGCACACCTAGATCAAAAAAGCTAGTTACAAATTGATCTTGATTAATAATTATACCTACATATTCGTCGTCACCGTAGTGTAAAACTGTTATGTAAGGAAGCTGATCTTGTATATTTTGTCTTAATTTCACCATAAATACTTGTAAGGCCGAACACCGATGCAAAAAATTTCAAGTTATTTATATCCAAACCGAATTAATTTAACTGTTGATTTGGCAACTCATCCTACGGAGTGGAGAATCGTGTATCAACGTAAATTTAAAATTTATAAAGGTTTTAAGAACGACCTTTTACTAGACATAAAAAATGCTGAGCAAAAAAGAATTAATGTAAGTGATAAAAACATTATGTTCCTTATATTAGATCAGAATAACCAAGAAATCTATTCATCCTCAGTTACACATTCTAGCACTGCTGGGCTTGCTACTGTAAGCATTCCCGCTTCGACCTTTGATTATGTGAAGCCACAATTCTTAAAGTATTCAGTTTATATTTTAAACATTGATACATCAAAAACACCAGTATATGGTGATACGCAATTCGGTTTAACAGGAACTATAGAGCTAATCGACAGTGGTTTAGAACAACCTATTCAAGAACTAGTTATAGATACTTTTAATTATATGACAGACGAATCTGTTTACCCATTCGTTAAAAAATATACCAGTGAATCTGTTTTGGTTAATAGCCCCAATGATATTGTAGCTAATCCAACTATCGAATTAGATTTTATTTTTAATAATTTTGAAGGCTCTATATCAACACAGTTTACAGAAGACAGTGTTGTCCAAACAGAATCTATTTGGAAAACCGTAGAAACTTTTAATGTTGCTTCAACTACAACAACCTTGACTAAAACTTACACTAATCCATCTTACTCAAAAAATGTAAATTGGCTACGTATTCAATATGTTTTAAATCCTAATACCACCGGAAAAATTGACAAAATAATAGTAAGACGCTAAACTAAATCTATGAATATTATCATAGATACTGTATTCTCTAATCTACCTAGAAAACGTAAAACGACTCCTAGTGGTTGGCATAGTTTCAATGCAGTATGTTGCCATAATACTGGCAATTCTAGAGATACTAGAAATCGTGGAGGAATAATACAGAATGGTGACAGTGTAAGTTATCATTGCTTTAATTGTCAGTTTAAAACCAGTTGGCAACCAGGACGAACTTTATCTCCAAAATTTAAAAAATTTTTAAAATGGTTAGGTGTTTCAGATGATTTAATAACTAAATGCCATTTTGAAAGCCTTAAATTGAAAGACGAGTTAGTAGATAGACAACTTGAGAAATCATCGAATTTTACAGAACGTTCTCTCCCAGATCAATGTTTTCATTTGAAAGAATGGGCTAGTCGAACTATAGATAATCAAAATGCTGAGAATTTTTATAATGTAATTCAATATCTTATGAATAGAGGGTTTCCTAACCCATTCGAGAAAGATTTTTATTGGTCTCCTAATTATCAAGATAGAGTGATTATTCCTTTTAGATATCAAGATAAAATAGTTGGATATACTGCTAGAAAGATCAAAGAAGGAAAACCTAAGTATATCTCAGAGCAACAACCTGGATACGTTTTTAACCTTGATAACCAAGAAGACTGTCGCAGATTTGTCATTATTTGTGAAGGACCATTTGATGCTATTTCAATAGAAGGTGTTGCTATATTAGGCAGTGAAATTTCTTTGAATCAAAAAAGATTAATAGATAAACTAGAACGACCTGTTATTGTTGTCCCTGATAGAGACCACGAAGGACATAAATTAATAGAACAGGCTATAGAATTTGGATGGTCAGTAAGCTTTCCAGACTGGGATGATCTTAAAGATATTAACGAAGCTGTGATAAAATATGGCAAAACTCTATGTCTTTATAAAATTTTAAATAATGTAGAGTCAAATGAATTGAAGATAAAACTTCTATCTAAAAACTGGCTAAAAGGAAAAAATGTATGAGAAAACTTCTTTATTGGGTCTTATACCCTTATTATAAATTTAGAGAACGCAGGTTAATTAAACAACGATTGAAGGAACTACAAGAACGAGATCCTTTTATCTACAAATGATTACTTGGGGAATATCAGCCAATAGTCACGATGCAAGTCTGGCTGTATTTGAACAAAAAAATTTATTATTTGCCAGTCATAGCGAACGTTTTAGTGAAATTAAAAATGATGCAAACTTATGCCCTGAACTAATTGAATATGCAGAAAGAAATTATGGCAAACCTAACGAAATTTTTTGGTATGAAAAACCCTGGCTTAAAACTCTTAGACAATTTTATGCACGGCAAGGGTATGTTAGAAATAATGTAAAATCATATCTAAAAAATTACAATATTAAGGCTAAAATTAAAACTGTCCAACATCATCATAGTCATGCAGCAGCAGGTTTTTATACAAGCAATTTTTCTAAGGCTGTAGTAGTGGTTATTGATGCCATAGGAGAATTTGAAACGATTACTATATGGAAAGGTCAAGATAATAAATTACAAAAAATATATTCTCAAAATTATCCTCATAGTGTAGGGTTATGGTATAGTGCTATGACTCAGCGTATAGGACTAAAACCTAACGAAGAAGAATATATTCTTATGGGTATGGCTGCTTATGGTGACGCTAAGATTCTTGCTCCAAAAATAGCTGAAGACTTTATTGAAGATTTTCAAAGTTTTAAATTTAAACAAAATCTTCATAGGGGATGCTTGTCCTGGGCTAAGGAACTTGGCATTAAAGATTATTTTAATATTGCTGCTGGAACACAACGAGTCTATGAGGAAATTTTTAAGAACATTTTATATTTTGCTAAACATATATCCGATGAAGATAATCTAGTATTAATGGGAGGCTGTGCTTTAAACTGTAGTGCCAATAGCCATGCATTTGGTTTATTTAAAGATATTTGGATAATGCCGAATCCTGGTGATGCTGGGTCGGCTATCGGTGCTGTGCTGGGAGGGAAAAATTTCAGAATACCTTGGCAGTCGCCTTTTTTAGGATACAATATCGAACCAGAAAATAGTCTTGTAGATATAGTTGATTATCTAATTGAATATAAGATATGTGGGCTAGCTCAAGGTCCTGCTGAATTTGGTCCAAGAGCATTAGGTAATAGAAGCTTATTGGCAGATCCTCGAGGTCCTGAAATAAAAGATCAAGTTAATAAAATAAAACAAAGACAAAAATTTAGACCTTTTGCTCCTATAATACTTGAAGAATTTGTAAACGATTTTTTCGACATTCGCGGTCTTCCTCGACATCATAGATATATGCAGTTTACCAGTAAGGCTAGATTTCCTGATCAGTTTCCTGCTATAGTGCATTATGACAATACAAGCAGAGTTCAAACTGTGCCTAGAGATAATTCTAGAATAAGAAAGCTTTTAGAAATATGGTATGAAAAAACAGGGTGTCCTATGCTTTTAAATACCAGCCTTAATATTAAGGGAAAGCCAATGGTTAATGATCGAATACATGCTAGGAATTTTGAAACACAATATAACATAAAGGTTTTTACATAAATGACAAAACAAAATGCTGATTATGGATATGATATACAAAAGCTATACTTAGAAATTATGCTTACAGATGCAGAAACATTTGTTAGATGCCAAAGTATTTTTGACCCAGACTTATTTGATAGAAAGTTAAATGCAGCAGCAAAATTTATCAATGACTACGTGGTAGAACACAATGTCCTTCCTACATTTGAAATAGTTAATGCTGCAACTTCATCTAAGTTTACTAACCCAGGCGAGCTTAGAGAAGAACATCTAGACTGGTTATTGCAAGATTTTGAAACTTTTATAAGACATAAAGGTTTAGAACGTGCTATTCTACAAAGTGCAGATTTATTAGAAAAAGGTGAATATGGACCAGTTGAGGATCTAGTTAAAAAAGCAGTGCAAGTTGGTTTAACTAAAGATATGGGCACTGATTACTTTGCAGACCCTCGTGCTAGACTTATGAAAATAAAAGATAAAAATGGGCAGATTAGCACAGGATGGCCCAGTGTAGATAAAAAGCTATTTGGAGGAATGAACAAAGGAGAGCTTAACATTTTTGCTGGTGCATCTGGTGCGGGTAAAAGCTTATTCTTGGCAAATTTAGGTGTAAACTGGGCTTTACAAGGTATGAATGTTGTTTATCTAACTCTTGAACTAAGTGAAGAACTAGTAAGTATGAGAGTTGATAGTATGGTTACAGAAATACCTAGTAGAGACATTTTTAAACAAATAGACGAAGTTGAAATGCGTGTAAGGGTAATTGGCAAAAAATCTGGAACATATCAGGTAAAATATCTACCTTCAGGGAAGACAGCCAACGATGTCAGAAGTTATCTTAAAGAATATGAAATCAAGCTAGGACGAAAAATAGATGTGCTGCTCATCGATTACCTAGACCTGTTAATGCCTATAAGTAGAAAAATATCTGCTGAGAATCTTTTTATCAAGGACAAATTTGTCAGTGAAGAACTAAGAAACTTAGCAGTTGAAAAACAGTGTATATTGGTAACTGCTAGTCAGTTAAATCGCGGAGCAGTAGAAGAAGTAGAGTTCGATCATAGTCATATCAGTGGAGGGTTAAGTAAGATACAGACAGCTGATAATGTGTTTGGAATTTTTACTAGTCGAGCCATGCGAGAACATGGCAGATATCAACTTCAATTAATGAAAACACGTAGTTCTAGCGGCGTTGGGCAAAAAATTGATTTAGAGTTTAACGTAGACACACTGAGAATAACCGATCCAGGAGAGGAAGTTGAAACGTATGGTCAAACTCAAAGCAAGGCTAATAGTATCCTAAATAATCTCCAAAGAACTAGTAGTATGCTAGTAGATCCTAGTCAAGGAACTAGTGTAAAAACCAGTCCAACTCAGGTAGAAAGCAGTAAACTACGACAGCTAATTAATAACCTAGACTTAATTTAAGCACTATATTCTTTGACGAATGGCCGCCAAGTTTGTCTAGTTCTGTCTGTTAACTTTTGAGCCAACTTGCTGGCCATCTCCTCAGCAATCCACCTCTGAGCAAGGGTGTAACGCCCACTCAGATCTCTTCCTTGAACAGTCTGTCTAGTTTCTATATTTCGAGCCATAGGCATTAAAAATGTCTCCATTTTGATCTCCATGATAGAATATTTACCATAAAATATTGGTAAATATAGATAAATCAAGGACGATAAAATATGGCCTTACCGGTAAGAAATATACGACTAAGAGGTTTTAGTGCTAACACTTTAGATAATGCAAGCGGGTCAAGTGGCGAAATTTTTTGGGATCAAACAAATAATACACTGAGAATTTTTGCAGGAACAGGAGTAGGCGGAGCACAACTAGCCAAAAGTAACCTAGCTAATGTAGACAATGCTGTATTTTTAGCCAAGGCCACAGCAGCAGGGATAGGTGCCAGTAGCGGTGAAGTAGAAGCTGGAACTCAGGGCAGTCTAGCCTATTATGCTGCGAATGGCACAGTATTAAATGGACAGGATAAACTATATTGGAACAATGATAAACTTACTATAACCGGTGAACTCACAGTTTCAGGCGCTAAAAACCGTATAAGGGCACATTGGGATAGTCTAGCAGACCTACAAGCCGAAGTCAGTCCTTCAGTCTATCATGGCATGCTGGCTCATGCACACCTAGAAGGACGAGTTTATTTTGCCCACAGCGGATCATGGCAACCATTGGCCTTGCTCACCGACGTTCCTGGAACAACTAACAGCTTTGCTAATATTGCTGTAGCAGGACAAAATACTGTGGTCGCTAACTCGAGCACAGATACTCTTACCTTAGTAGGCGGAACAGGTATTACAGTCACTACCGATTCTACAACAGATACAATTACTATAACAGGACAAAGCACTCAAAATACTTTTAGCACAGTGGCCGTGGCGGGACAGACAAATATTGTAGCTGATTCTACATCAGATACGCTGACCTTGGCAGCGGGTGCAGGCATTACATTAACTACCAATGCTACTACAGATACTGTAACTATAACAGGAACAACTCCAGTTACAACTATAGATCAACTCAGTGATGTAGACACAACTACTACAGCACCTTTAGTTGGACAGGTTTTAAAATGGTTTGGAACTAGTTGGAGACCTGCCACTGACGCTACGGTGGGAGGAGCAGGCACTGACGCGGATACCCTAGATGGACAAGATAGTGCATTTTATCTTAATTTTACTAATCTTAACAATAAACCAAACATTTTTAAAACTATCAGTGTGGCTACTCAAGACAACATAGAACCAACTCAATTTGCAGATACACTAACCATAGCTGCTGGACCAAACGTAACTTTGGCCACCGATGCCACTACTAAAACTCTAACCATAGATAGCTCAGCTGCTCTAAGTTACAATCTTGATGTGGAAAATACAGTATCAGGAGCACTGATAAAACTAGTTGATAATGCTCTAACAGAAGACTCTGTGAATCTTATAGCAGGCTCAGGGATAACTCTTGTGGGTAATGCAGGAGCAGGTAGTATTACAATAACTAGCACAAGTCTTACCAATAGCTTTACCAGCATCGTGGTCAGCGGCAATGATACTGTTACAGCTACTACCAGTAATGAAACCCTGACCTTTGAAGCTGGAACTAATATTCAATTGGCCACTAATAATGAAACTAAAAAGATTATTATCAGTGCCAGCGGAGGAGGTGGCGGTGCTACCAATACATTTGGCACCATTGCTGTGTCAGGACAAAATAATGTTCAGGCCGATGATGTCAATGATACGCTTACTCTAGCAGCAGGCAGTGGAGTAAGTATTACTACAAATAGCACTACAGATACTATAACCTTTAGTAGTAGTATCAATACCTTTAGCAGTATGAATATCCAAGGAACTAGTATTGCGTCAGATAGCAGCACTTCTACTTTTAGTATTTTCCAAGGATCAGGCATAACATTGACCACAGACGTGGGCAACAAGGCCATGACAATCACCAATGGCGGTGTAACACAAATCACTCAAGGAACTGGTATCAGCATAAGTCCTGGCACAGGCGTAGGTAATGTTACTATTAATAACAGTATCAGTAATATTAGCAACCTCACTGATGCTACCACTGCAATTTATCCCGCTTATTCAGGAGGTAGTGTAAACACCGGTAACTTTGGTGCAGTAACCGTAGACAAAGTTTTCTTGCAAGCTATTGCTAGAATAGGAGTTGCTTTTGTTTTTGACGGCACTAATGGTGGTAGTGGTTTTAGAATGGACAGTCACTATGGAAACACGCTAGATCCTACAATCTATGCATTTACAGGCACAACCATTGCGTTTAATCTAAACTGTGCTGGGCACCCATTCCAAATTATGAACCCAGGTGGCACAGTGGCTACAACAGGTATTATATATGTCAGCACCTCAGGAGCAGTTTCCACTGCGGGTTCAGCAAATGTGGGCAGAACCAGCGGGACACTTTACTGGCAAATTCCAGAAACAGCTACAGGTAACTATAGTTATCGTTGCACCAGCCATCCAACTCAGATGACGGGCACTATAACTCTTAAGAGAATAAGCTTATTATAACAACTACTTGGTTTGAGTCAGGGCACTATATTCATCCTCAGTGGGGTAAACAACCAATTTATACACAAGTATGGAAAGGCCCACGAGGCACTGTGCAGGCCACCAACATGGTCTTCTGCACTGACGACAAAGATGTATCAGAAGATCTTTACTGGAGTATAGTCAACTGCCTTGACGGTGTTTATCACTGCTGCTTTACTGGCCACTCCGCATGGCTGTAGCGGCGATATCGTCGTTGTTCATAATAGGCTATCCAGGGCAGCAGATGTGCAATACTCATAACTAGCCACATCCAAGTCATTTCGCTAAGTCCCAAAGTAAATCCGCAGATATGATCTGAATTAACGTAGCTCACAACTGCCAAGCAAAAAAATAAAGGTGCAGGAGCTAATCCTAATATAATTTTCACTGTTCTTAACATATTGTTATTTACGGTAAATATTACAAGGCGGAGAATTTTATGACTGCAAAAACAGCATTTAGAACTATTCTCACAGAGACCTACAGACTACATGGTTGGGACATACCTGAATATGTTCTAGCTTATAAAACAGAAATCTTATACGATCGTATGAGTCGCCCTAACTGGCAACCACAGCCCAGTTATGCAGAATGTTTCCTCAGTGTTAAAACCACAAGACAGGCCCTGGATTTGGCCAATACCTGCTGGTTCACTAGGGCTGTATTTCCCGAACTGGGCCAGCGTCATATTAGTTCTGACTACTATACTGATTTAGGACAGAGTTGTTATGATAGAGTTATTCAATCTAGTGCTGTAGCCAGCCCCACACTGGAAGCCATGCGAGACCATTTTGATTTCCTAGCAGAAACAGCTTATACTGCTATTAGACATTTTGGCGATTTTCGTAGTATGTGGGATTAGCGCAGACGCCTGTTACGCAAACAGTCCATGTAGTGATGATAACGCCAATTTGGAACCACGTAGCTGATTGGTCTATATCTATCCAATTCTTTAAGATTATATAGATAACACTGCCCAGTTAGATTACTCACAGGCTCACTGTTTAGTTCTGCGGTTACTAGGTTATCTAAAATATCTGCAAATACGTCCCTTATAGATTCAGCATGAGTCTGTGTTTGCCTATGCACACTTCTATCAAAAATTTGTAGACTGAGATTGGTTTCCCACCTGAGATTAGATAAGGTCTTCCTTAACAAGTCCACACTGTTTTCACACATAAATTCATCTATACTAACATGTAATAATTTTAAGGGACTTATACCCAAGAGCCAATCATCTAATAACTGTCTTTGTTCGTTATTCTCTAAACTTTCAAAAAATAATTTATAATCTATTTGCAAGATAGTGTCTAAACTGGGTAGATCTTCTCTGATATAACCATTATCAGCATCACTGCAAGTTCTATAAAATTGAGGACGGCTACCATTGTAGTTAGTGTGAAAATTGCTGGGATTTCCATACCAACGATAATAACACCGTCCATGTATACGATTTATAGGATCTATGACTAACTGGTTCTCCCTTTCTATTTTAACATGCTGCCAGGCAACATGATGGCCATAGATACAGGGAGTCATAACTCTGGCTACAGGATCACGTAGTGTGGTATACTGGCGCAGCACACCGGCTGTGATATTTAGGGCTAGTTGACTGTTAATACTATTCAAACTACTGGCGTGATTTTCTATTGTGTATTCCCGCACAGTAAAGCTAGGAATATGTTGCCGACTTCTTCCAAAGTGTATTTTCATAATGTAGTTATTCCGTCGACATTAGACAGTCTAGCGAAACTGATAGCCCTCAACGCGACGAAGTCGCAGAGCGGAAAACGCTAAATATCACTATGAAAATCCGAGAACTAATAGAACAGACTGATTTTGAATTGGCTAATCAAGAACCAAGTCAGCAAGACATAGACACTATACAGGACTTTATAGACACTATAGATCCACAACAAGATACACCAAAACAAGTATTAACACGACTACAGCAACTACAACAAGAATATCCCCTACTTGATCGTATTACTGATATGATACCACAGACTCGTATGGCTAAAGCAGTGGCACTGGCTGTGGATAGCTTGGTAGCCAACAGATCAATGGACGCACTAACACACTTGGGTCAAGTGGTTGGTGGACAGGTTGCTAAGGCCGCTACAGTGGCTAATACTGCACAGAGCTTGGCAAAAGGTGACTATATGGGTGCCGCTCGACAGGCCTTTGGCGCTACACGATTAGGTCAGGATTATAATCGTGGACAGCAAATGGTCCAACGCTTTGATCAGGCAACACAGGCTTTGTCTAATCCACAACAGGCTTATACAGATTTGAAAAATCGTATTATTCCACAACAGGCACCTGCACCCGTAGATAATAAAACTGATGAACTAGAACGTGTAAAAAAACTGTCGGGAATTTAGCTATATGCTGGTTAAAGAAGTTTTATTTGAGGCTTATCCGAGCATTGCTATTAAAAGCAAAACAACTGCCCAGCAGCAAACTCCTATACCAAAACCAGATGTGAACTTGATGGCACTGACACAAATTCCAGGCGCTGCACCTGTAATTCGAGCAGCAGAACTGGCAGGCATCAAAGGCATAGAATTAGCACAGTTTATAGCTCAACTGAAACACGAAAGTTGGAACTTTACTAGACTACAAGAAGTTCCCAAAGGAAACACTTACTTTAGACGCTACGATATTAAACATAATCCTAAACAGGCTAGATCCTTGGGCAATCGACATCAAGGAGACGGAGCTCGCTATAGAGGACGTGGTTATATACAGCTTACAGGCAGAGAAAACTACCAACGAGCAGGCAAGGCCTTGGGCATTGACCTAGTTAGACAACCAGAACTGGCAGCAAGACCTGACATAGCAGCTAGAGTGGCTGTATGGTATTGGACTAGTAGAGTTAGACCCTATGTGCGAGATTGGATGGATACAACACAGGTCACTAGACTGATTAATCCTGGACTAATGGGTCTACAGGATAGACAACGCAATTTTCAAGAATTGTTGAAATAGAATGTGTGGGAATTCGGCCCGAAATGGGTCCTGCATGGAAAAAAATTAGTGTCACGAAAATTTTTAATATAGGGTATTTTTCTCTCGACCTGGTGATTTTGCACCTATGGGCATTAGCGTTAGTGCTACAAAATATAAAAAATAAAATTATATTCTGACCCCGACCCCTGAC